AGAAGAAGAAGAAGACGAGGACGAGGACGAGGACGAGGACGAGGACGAGGACGAGGACGAGGACGAGGACGAGGACGAGGACGAGTCTCTCGAACTGGAGGACCTCAGCAAAGGCGACTTCGTAACTGTCGAAACCGAGGACGACGAGTTCACTGGCCAGGTTAAAGCAACTGGCCGAGGCATCCTCACACTATTGGTAGACGGCGACCGCGTCAAACTCAAGGATGCCGACTTGACGTGGATTAGTCGAGCCGAAGCACCTGCCGAGCCCGAGAAAAAAGGGCGTGGCCGGAGCGCAGGTCCGAAGTCAAAGCCGATCGGCACGCAGATCAACGAGATCTGTGCGAAGTTCCCCGGCCTGTCCGAAGAGAAGGTTTCGGCACGGCTTGAGAAGGCCGGTGTCGAGGCAAGCCCGTCAACCGTGCGTACTTGCTATCGCAACGCGCACGCGATGATCGACTTGCTGAAAGAGGAAGGCTGGAAGAAAGCGAAGAAGTAGACCTTCCAATTGTTGTTTAGTGGTGCCAACTTAGACCGCAACCCGGAGTCCTCGTGGCTCCGGGTATTTTTTTTGGAGTTAGGAAATGGATGAAACATCAGTGTCGCATGCGATGAACCTAGTACGCGGTTTGCTTACTGCAATCGGCGAGACAACGCAGAGGGAAGGCCTGCGCGAGACGCCATTCCGCGTAGTAAAATCTTGGCAACAAATTTACGGCGGATATGATGTCAGTCCCGCCGAACTTATAACTACATTTTCAGAGGTTGAAGGGTACGACCAAATTATTGTCCTGCGTAACATTGAGTTCTACTCAACGTGCGAGCACCACATGCTGCCATTTACCGGTTACGGCCACGTCGCCTACCTCCCGCGCAATAGAGTGATAGGTATAAGCAAGCTGGCCAGGTTGCTGGATTGCTTTGCTAGACGCTTGCAGATACAGGAGCGCATCGGTCAGCAAGTAACCCAAGCATTGGAGGAATACCTCGAACCGAGTGGTTCGGCCTGCATCCTAGTAGCCAAGCACCACTGTATGTCGTGCAGAGGTGTGCAGAAACAAAACAGCGAGATGGTAACGTCCAGCCTTACCGGCCTGTTTCTCGAACAGCAAGTTAAGGAAGAACTGTTCTCACTGATAGGCCGCCTATGAAAAACTTATTGCTGGCACTCGACTCCGGTGCCTACTCGCTTTACAACATGAAGTTCGCGGCCAGTCGTAAAGGCATGCAGTCCGACAAGGATAAGGCCAATTACGACTATGTGCATACGGCCGAGTTCGAGGACTATATGCAAAGCTACATCGACTTCTTGCACAAGAACAAGAATAAGTTTGAGATGTATGTAGGCCTCGACATTATTTACAATCATAAAGCCACCATGGAGGTGCAGGAATACATCGAGTCTTGCGGCCTTATGCCTATGCCGGTGTTCCACCATGGCGAGCCCTTTTCGGTGCTGGACAAGTATATCGAGCGCTACGATTATATTGGGGTAGGCGGTCTCGGCCAGCGTACTTCGGTGCAGTCCTATCTCGAGTTTGGTGACGAGATTTTCAAACGTGTTTGTGACAAGCATGGCCACCCGCGTGTGAAGGTACACGGCTTTGCCATGACATCGGTACAACTCATGCAGAGGTATCCGTGGTATAGCTGTGACAGTAGTACGTGGACCAGCCTGTCGAGGAACGGTTGGGCGAGGTTTCCACGCATACACAAGGATGGTAGTTACGATTTCTTGCGCAAGCCAATTAGCTGGCGTTTTACGGAGAGGAGTAGGCACGCACCTGTGCATATTTCCAAGCAGAGCGAACTGGCTAAGTCTTATATGGAGCGTTATCTACAAGAGATGTTTGACTTTACGCTTGAGGATGTAACGGTTGGTTACTTCGGCCGCGATGTTTGCAACGCCGGCCACACCTTTCTAATGTCGGAGGCGTTGAAGGAGTACTACAGACAACGCTGGGACTACGAGGAGGGTGCGAATATTTACATTGCAGGCCATCCCGGTTGCGGCATGTCTGTGCCGGTAATCAAGCGCGAATTTACACGGGTGCAGAAAGCACTGAAACCGGACACGTCGATTCGCTATCTGGCCTCGCACTTTTACCCCAAAGAAACTGACATAATACTCGATGCTTTACGGCCGAGCAAAAGGAGAAAACTGAAATGAAGTTCAACAGAGAAGAGCTATTAGAAAAGCTGGATGTGGCCAAGCTTGCAGTAGATGCTAGGGATTTCATTCCGATTCTGTCGCACTTTTGCTTTCACGGCAAAACAGTTACGGCCTACAACGACTTCATCGGCATACAAGTAAAGTGCGCCACAAATTTTACGTTGGCGTTGCAGGCCAATACATTGTTGCGGCTGCTCTCTAGCGTGCATACTAAGGAAGTGGACGTTGGCTTTTCGAAGAACGCAGTGTTTTTTAAGGCCGGCGCCGCCCGCACAGGAGTACGCGGCCGCCTCCCCTATATGGGAGAAGAAGACTTCCTATTTAAGTGGCCGAATTTGAAACGCTTAGGCATGCACAAATTCAAAAAGAAACAGGCCGAACGTTTCTTTCGAGGCATTGAGCTTTGTCTGTCTTCGGTAGGCGACCAAATGCCTTCGCAGATGGGGGTTACGTTAAACCACAAAGGCAAATTGCTGTGCATGTATAGCACCAACAACAAAGCCATCAGCAAGTTTACGACAATGGCCTTAACCAGTGCTGGCGTCGACAACATTATTCTGCCGACAGTGTTCTGCCAAGCGTTGCTCAAGGGCGCCCAAACTTACGGCCTCGATAATGCAGCGATTCAAGTTGCCAAGGATTTTGTTGTGGTGAGCTTCGGCGACGATTGCAAGATGTACGGTAAGTTGGTAAGCAATAAGGATCCGCTGGACTTTGAGAAGGTGCTGGCCGAGCATTTGCAAAAGGATTACAAGGCCAAAGCTCGCAAGATGCCTAAGAACTTTTTAGATGTGTTTGAACGTGCGTTGCTTATCCTGTCGAACGATTTACACAAGCAGGTGCATGTGCAGTTGGCATTGAACACACTAACGGCTGAGGCCAAGTCCTCGCTAGGCAAAGTAAAGTCCAGCGCAGTGTTTAAGAAGAGCCTCCCAGCCAAGGCGTTTGCAGTAGATGCAGAGCTTGTAACCAAGGCCGCCAACCAGTGCGATTCCGTGTACTTCGGCAAGCGAGTAATCGTTTTCTTGAGCGATACTTACATGCACTTGCTGGCCACGCAGGAGGAATAAGTTTTGGGTCTTTTCTACGCCGACAATATACAGCAGAAGAAAAAGTCCAAGGGGGATATGCCTACCGAGTTAATGCATTCGCACGGGTGCAAGGCCTGCCCACGTAACACTGACCGCAAGCTTGTCAACCCTAAAATGGAACCGACCGGAGCCAGTGGTAAAGCCTGTTCTATTTATATACTTGGCGAGGCACCCGGGGAGAATGAGGACAAGCGCGGCCGCCAGTTTATAGGCAAGTCGGGCAAGCTGTTGCGTTCTAATTTGTCTAGCCGGTTCTCCAAAAACATTCGCTGGAATAATACGATAAGGTGCAGGCCGCCAAACAATCGGAACCCGCTTCCAGCGGAGATAGAATGCTGTCGGCTACAACAGCGTGAGGATATTGCAAAGCACAAGCCCGAGGTGGTAATACTTGTAGGCCTTGTTCCAACAAACTGGCTTATGCCTGGAAGTGGACAGGGAATAGCAAAGTGGCGCGGCCGCTATGTGCCGGTAAGCATCAACGGTCATGTATGTTGGGCATATCCTATCCTACATCCTGCCGGCGTTTTACGCCAAGGGGGCGGCCGACACAAGAGCGAACAGCTTAAGGTATTCGAGCGCGACCTTAAAGTTTTGCAACGCGAGGTATACGCAGGCCTGCCGAAACCTAAAGTAATAACGGAGGGATTTGATAAACAGATAGAGTGGATAGCGCGCGGCGACAAACAAGGGCTTGATACGATGAAGCGCCGCCTGCAGAAGATGGCTAAGGCGACGATATGCTCGGTGGATATTGAGACGCGCAATCTGCGGCCTTATCATGTCGACTCGATCATCCTTACCTGTAGTGTAACCACCCGCGCAGATGGAACGTTCGTCTTTCCGGTTGGTTGGCCTGGGTTTTGGAAGACGCAGTCGCTAGAGGCGCAGTGTAGAAAGCAGCTACAGTGGTTCATTGAAAACAGCGGCCGCAAAGTTTGTCACAATACCAAGTTCGAGCAAGAATGGTTTGCACACGACTATGGCATGGCCACAATACTGAATACGAAATGGGCAGATACTATGGCACAGGGATATGTGTTGGACAGCCGCAAAGGAATGCTCAACCTAGATATGCTTGTCCAGCTTTATTTCGGATTTAATTTGAAGGCCTTGTCGCCGCGTATAGATCGCAAACGAATTTGGAATAATGACCTGCTCGATGTATTGCCGTACAACGGCCTGGATACTAAATGGACGTTGGAATTGTATTTCGTATTGCGCAAGAAAGTACGTGCCGAACGTTTGCTGGCAGTTGTCGCTGAACGTGTACGCACAGGAGCGACGCTAGTCGGTGCGATGCTGCAAGGTGTCCCTGTGAACAGACGTACGGCTAAACGCCTGTCACGCAAGCTGACGCGCCGTATAAATGCCGAGTTAGATAAGGCGCGGAAGACTAGGGCGTGGAAGAAGTTTGTAAAGAAGTATGGCCGAGACCCTAATGTGGACAGCCACCCTGACATGGTAAAGTTTTTTGGCGGTATTATGAGTCCACCCGAGTGTAGGACGGCAAGCGGCGGCATAACCACAACGGATGATGTACTCAAAAGCCTCAGTCCGAAGCGGTACCCGGTAGCGCCGATCATAACTGAGATGCGCTCCCTGCAAACAATCAAAGGCACGTTTGTTGATCCGCTACCAAAGCTTACCTACCCCGACGGCCGCCTGCATACAAGCTACGGGCATCTGTTTACAACATCAGGCAGGACCAACAGCGAGGATCCTAACTTACAGAACTGGCCCAAGCAGAGCGAGTGGAAAGTTATACGCGCAATAATTGAGGATTCGGATGGCAACCTGTGGGTGATTAGTTTTGACTACGGCCAAATAGAAGCACGCTGCATTGCCATGGCCTCGCAGGATCCAACATTCGTGCAAATGCTTTGGGACGAGTACGATGTGCACATGGAGTGGGCCACACGCATACACGACGAGTGGAAGGGATGTCTCAAAGCGATGAACATTTCGGAGAAGTGGTCGGCCGGCGGATCCAAGAAGTTTAGGCAGGAGGTTAAGAACAAGTGGGTCTTCCCACTGTTCTTCGGCGCGCAGGAATACAGCGTCGCAAACAATCTCAATCTGCCCAGCGGCGTGGCCAGCTATTTGTATGAAGAGTTTTGGAGCGTGTTTGAGGGCATACACGAATGGCAGGCTGAATTGATTAGCAAGTATGAGCGGCACGGTTACGTGGAAACGCTTACAGGCCGTCGCCGTTATGCGCCATGCAGCTACAACGAGCAAATCAACCACCCGATACAGGGCACGGCCTCCGATATAGTTGTAGATGCCAGTTCGCGGTTGCAAGATAAGGGCATCCAATTCAATTTGAACGTGCACGATGATTTGACCTTCCTTATGCGCAACGACAAAAAGCGCATTAGGACAATAGCGAAAGAGATGTGCAGGCCTAATCACGACTTCATAAATGTACCTCTTTTGATTGAGGTTGAGGGCGGTCCTAATTGGTACGACCAAAAAGAATTGGCGGTGTATGCCAGCGACAAAGATTTCAACTTTCACTGAGGAGAAAAATATGGGAATGGTAACCATTAACATGCAGGGATCTTTTACTCGAACGGGGTGCACGCAATTTAGTGCCCAGGACGGCGGCCATGCGCAATGCATACAGAAAGCAATAACGCATCTTGCCAGCCAACTGCCTGCTGCTATCGAGCGTGACCATGAATTGCACGACAAAGGTACAAGGCCTGGTAATGCAAACTTTGGGAGGGGGTGATGGCCAAACCAAAGAAACGTAAGCGCATGATTGACGAACAATCGGCACATTTGCTTGAGCCGTTGCACGTACGACACCGCCCTGTCACGCTCGATGGGGTTATAGGGCAAGCAAGTACAGTGAAAGCGCTGAAAAACCTGCTGTCAGGGCACTCTCGCCCGCACAGCTACCTATTCACCGGGCCGAGCGGGGTGGGGAAAACCACATTGGCTCGAATCCTCGCTACTGAGTGTGGCGTCCACCAAGTCGGCGTGATCGAAATAGACGCGGCCACGCATAGTGGCATCGATGCAATGAAGCAGGTAAAGTCGATGGCGGCCACGCCGGGGTTCGGCATGAACCCGGAGAAGTTGCTAATACTTGATGAGTGCCATTCGCTTAGTAAGCAGGCCTGGCAAAGTTGGCTGAAGATTATTGAGGAACCGCCACAGCATTTGTTCATTGCATTTTGTACAACAGAGGCTGGCAAGGTTCCACGCACTATCAAAACACGCTGCCAAACCTTCGACCTTAAGCCAGTTCCGGCCAAAGAGATTGCACAGCTACTGGATGAAATTATTTTTGCTGAGGGTGATGGGATTACCAAGTTGGGAGGGGATGCACTTCGAGCCATAGCAGGAAAGGCAGACGGCAGTGTAAGGCAGGCCCTCGTTTACTTGCAGAGTGTGTTGCATTGCGAGAGCCGTGCCGAAGCGATGAAGGTGTTGGACAGTGTTGATGAGGAAGGCGAGGCCGAGTTTGAAATCGTGCGTGCCATAGTCCATAACGTTTCGTTTATGAAAGTGAAAAACATGATCGGAAAGTTGGAGGCAGATAATGTGGAAGGCATCCGTATAGTTGTAATGAACTATGCAGCAAAGGCCTTGCTTGGTACAAAGGATAAGGACAAGGCAGGTTGGTTGCTAAATGTGATGGAGGAGTTTTCGGAACCCTTTGATCCAGTGCAAAAGAAAGCGCCGTTATTGCTGGCGGCCGGGAGGTTGTTATTTTGAAGAAGCTTTACACGGTGTCTTGCGAGTCGGAGGATGGTGATGGATAATCCATTAAAGCATTACGAGGCCAGGCTTAAAATCAATAAGGACGACTTGGATAACGAGTTGGCCGAGTTTCCATCTGCATTCTACACCATTTGTGATTACTACATTGATGCTGACCGTCGAGCTAAACGCTTAGGGCAGCGGTTGGACAGGGAGCGTGCCAGCATTGCTTCGGTATTGCGAGATGTTGCAAGGGAGGAAAGCGGCGCACGAGGGGTAACTGAAACACAAATCAAACAAGAGGTAGGCCTGCATCCGAAAGTGCAGACGCTTATTTCCAAGCACGCACAGGCTGAGAAGCAGGCCAAGCGATGGGAGACGCTCAAGGAGGCCATGGTACAGAAAAGCTTTTCATTGAAGGGCTTGGTGAGTTTGGCCATGCACGAGAACTATCAACACAGTCATGCCACAGTAGATGGTGCCGCGACTGTACAACGCAAGAAAAGGAGAAGTAACTAATGGCAAAGAAACGCAGAAGAGATAAAGGCCGCACCCGGACTAAAGGGTCACGGCGTGGTAAGCGATCGGGCAAAAGGCGGAGCGGCTTTAAGTACAAGAAGCGCAGTACCGAGGCGTGGAAGAAACGCGCCGAGCAGAGCGGCTATAACCGGCGCAGCATGTTCAAAGACGAGGTGAACGTATTCCGGCCCAAGGACGGCGACAACCTCATTCGTATACTGCCGCCTACTTGGGAAGATGCGGAACACTACGGCCATGAGATTTGGTGCCATTATGGTATCGGACCAGATGGGGAGTCGTTCCTGGACTTGCAGAAGATGACAGGTGAGGCCGATCCTATTGAGGAAGAACGCGCCAAGGCCTTGCAAGACAATGATAAGGAATACGCCAACCAGCTGCAAAGCAAGAAGCGGGTGGCTATTTATATCATCGACAGGGACGAGGAAGAAAAAGGCTTGCAGCTTTGGTCGGCGCCGTGGTCTATGGATGCCGACATAACAACGTTAGCCGTGGACAAGCGTACTGGTGAGGTCCTTGATATCGACGATCCGGAGGCCGGATACGATGTCGAGTTTACCAAAACTGGTAAGGGCATTAAGACCCAATATGGTGGCATTGCTATCGCACGCAGGTCCTCGCCGCTCGACAATGACGAGGCGTTACAGCAGGCCGTTGAATTGCCGATTCCAGAGACGTTGCTCTTCTACGAGTATGAGGAGATTGAAAAAGCGTTTAATGCAGGCGGATCGGCCTATGACGGGGACGACGAGGACGAGGACGAGGACGAGCCGAAGCGCGGCAAGAAGGATAAGCCGAAGCGCGGCCGTCGTAAGTACGAGGACGAGGCCGAGGATGAGGAAGGCGCGGCCGACGTAACGTGGGAAGAAGTGCAGGAAATGGAGTTCGAAGAGCTGCTGGACGCCATCGACGACAATAACCTCGATATTGATGATGATGTTGATGAGGATGACGAAGACGAGATCGAGGACCTGCGCGGTGAGATTTGCGAAGAGCTCGGCCTTAGCAAGCCGAAGAAGCGGAAGGCCAAAAAATCGGAGAAGGATAAACTCCGCAAGCGTAGGCGACGCTAATGTCAGGCCGCCGTCGCCTTGCACTGCCTAAGCGCGGATCTCGCACTGCCACCAGATATTTTGCTGGTAGTAAAGGGATCAAGTTTTTCAGCAGCGGATGCATGCTGTTGGACTGCGCTTTGGGCGGTGGTTATGCGCAAGGCCGTATTATCAACATTGTCGGCGACAAAAGCACAGGCAAGACGTTGCTGGCTATTGAGGCGTGCGCAAACTTTGCTCTTGCCAATCCCAAGGGGAAGATCCGGTATAAGGAGGCCGAGGCGGCGTTTGATAAGGGCTATGCTGAGATACTAGGCATGCCGATTAGCCGAGTCGAGTTCGAAGAGGAAAATGACACGGTGGAGGAACTGCAAAAGGACCTCAAAGACTTTGCAGAACGCTGTAGGAAGTCGCGACAGCCAGGCCTGTACATTGTAGATAGTTTGGATGCACTGTCGGACAAGGCCGAGCAGGAAAGGGATATAGAGAAGGGTACGTATGGAGCAGCAAAGGCCAAGCTCATGTCGGAGATGTTTCGGCGTGAGAAGCGCAATCTGCAAACTGCCAAGGTAACGGTAATGATAATCTCGCAAGTAAGGGATAAGATAAATGCCTTGTTTGGGCGTAAGTGGACCCGAAGCGGCGGCCGTGCCTTGGACTTCTATGCTTCTCAAGTTGTCTACCTCGCAGAGATTAAGAAGCTGGTGAAGACTGTGCGAGGAATTAAGCGGCCGCATGGAGTTGTCATACGTTGCAAGCTTACCAAGAACAAGGTAGGCATACCTTTTAGGGAGGTCGATTTCAGCTTGATATTTGGCTATGGCATTGACGACGTGCTGGCCTCGCTAGACTGGCTGAAGGATGTTAAGGCACTGCCGAAGGTCGGCCTGTTGCAGGGCTGCCGAGTTTCACAGGAAGCGAAACGTATTAAATCTTTGCCTGCGAGGGATCGCAAAAAATGGATGGCCAAACTTGCTACGGCTGTTCGCACGGAGTGGGTCTCTATCGAAGAAGAGTTTCTGCCTAAGGAAACCAAGTATTGATAGTCAGTATCGACCCAGGCAATTCGGGTGGCCTAGCGTTCCTCGGGACGCGGGCCGCCCGGTTGCTGTCACTGCACTCAATGCCATTGCGTGAGACCGACTCTACGGGCCGCTCACGCTGGATGATAGATAGCGAGCATATAGCACAGCTGATGCGCGAGTATCGGCCCGTCTGCGCGGTTGTAGAGCGTGTCAGTAGCCGTCCAGGGCAGGGTGTCGCCGGGATGTTCGCGTTTGGGCGAGGATTCGGGGCGATTGAGGGCGTATTGGAAGCGCTCGGCATTCCGATTACATACGTGGCGCCGGTAGTATGGAAGAGGCACCACGGCCTACTCAAGCAAGATAAGAAGGCCAGTCTTGCGCTGGCACGAAATTTATATCCTGATGCCGAACTGCCTTTAGTGAAGCATGAGGGACGGGCAGAGGCTATATTGATTGGCCGATATAAAATAGAGAAGTGGAGGGTGTGATGTTTACAGCAATACAAACAATTGGAATGGGACTGGTCCTGGTACTGTGCGCTTTTGCAATAACCATCATCTACTACTTATTCCGTGGCGGAATTAAGGAGGCTGATGAGGCAGAACGTTCGATCGGCAACAGGATACTGGACCGAACTGCATGGGGCATGAATGGCCTGGCCTGCTTGTGGATGGTATTACGCCACCGGCGCCGGCTGTACAGATATGTTGGCCTGTCGTTTGCAGGTGAGGCTCCTGTTGCGCCCAATATACGTTACGAGGATACCGGGGAGGAGATGACGTTGATGGATGGTATGGTGGTTGTTTCCTATCTGTTCCCTGAACATCCGGAAGGCCGCGTATTGTATGTGCGCAGACCGTTCGAATTCCTCGGCCGGGATTGGTTGGAATCGATGGGCGTTCGTAAAGATGACGGCAGGGTTACGTAATGCTGTTGATCAGCGACCTACATTTTACCGACAAGACGGCCGACCGTTACCGGTTCAAAATCTTTACGTGGGTGTACGAGTACTTTATGAGGACCGGCGACAAGAACCTCATAATACTCGGCGACCTCACTGATAGTAAGGACCACCACTCGGCCAATTTGGTCAATGCTATTGTCAAACGTATGTTGGATTTGACAGGCAAAGGTATGGAGATATTTCTCCTTAAAGGCAACCACGATTATATTGATCCGGATATGCCGTTCTTCGAATTCCTCGGCCAGTACGAATACATCAATTATATTAAGGATCCACAGTGCTGGTTGATAGAAGGCTATTCCTGTCTGTTCTTGCCACATACCCGGCAACCGCTTGCAGATTGGGCTGTGAATCGGACTGTGGAGAAGGCTATGAAAACGGCCGCCTATGTTTTTATGCATGAGTCGGTAATTGGTAGTGTTACTTCTAACGGGTACGAAATGGAGAAAGGTTTAGCCCCCAGCTATTTTCGTAAGTTTGGCGGCGAGGTTATTAGCGGTGATATACACTGCCCGCAAACTATCGGTCGAGTTAGTTACGTGGGCACGCCGTATAGCATACGCTTCAACGACGATTACAGAGGCCGTGCGCTAACTATAACGGAGGGGGAGGTGGCCGAGCTATTTCCCGACATACGTAATCGAACCACCCTCGATGTCAGTTCGGTGCGCGAGTTTATGGACAAGGCCATCGAGCAAAGGACCCTGGTAGGCGACCAAATTAAAATTAGGTACCAACTTTCGGAGGCCGACGAGGAAAAGTGGGAAGCAATACGCAAGAAGCTGTACATGGCCTGCAAGAATTTGCATCTCGAACTGGTTGTTTTGCAGGTGGTTCGGCCGAGACCTCTGCCACTGCGTGGCAAGAAGAACAGATTGCAGGAAGCCTTCGATGTTTTATTACCGGGCAAGGTTGTTGACAAGTTTGCAAAGCAACGAGGAATAAGCAAGGCCAAGCGTAAAGCTGGTCGTAGATTAGTGGAGGAATAACATGGCGAGTGTAGAACAGATAATCGAAATTCCAGTAAAGGTGTTGGGGTTAAAGGCCTTCCAGGATGCATGGGGAGAGTGGGCAGACAAAACGTTTCCGAAGTCGGACCTGGAATCTATAGCCTCACACTTTCGCGAGGAGGCCTTGGAGTTTGCAGGTGGCGATATTCCTGTGATTGATGAGAATCAGCATATGGGAGTGTTTGAGCACATACCTCCATCGCATGATCCAGAGGAGGCTGCCGATTGCCTGTTGCTATTGCTGCATCACGCACATAAGGCCGGATACAATTTGATGGCAGAGGCTTTGAAGAAGGCCGAGATAAACATCAAACGAGATTGGGATACTACTGACGAAGGCGGCCACGGCCATTTCAAGCATTTATGAAGTGCCTCGACTGTATATTCTTCTATCATAGCAGTGGTGGCCAGATAGACGATCCCTATCCACATTTTTGGTGCAGGATCGGGCATTGGGAAGACGGCCGCCCGCCCGAGGAAGAGGAGACGACGTGGGATGATTGCAAGGATTATATTATGAAGTGGAAGTATATAAGGGAAGAGCAACCCGATCCTAAACAAGGGACAGTGCTGTATAGGCATAGGAAACCAGGTCGAGGAAGAACATGGTTTGTCGGCCTTGCCTATTTTACTGTATTGGGAAAATGGAAGGCCGAGTCGATTTCTACACCTTGGCCGCCCGAGGAATGTCGAGGCTATCCAATGCAGTGGACAGAAATACCAGAATGAAGCTACGAAAGATTGAGTTCGCCGGCTTCCGCACATTTGCTGAATCTACTAAGTTCGATTTTGGCAGTGTACCCGGCCTGTATTTTCTCGAGGGTGGAGACAATGCAGTCGATCCCTCGCTAGGCTCGAACGGTGTTGGCAAATCTACAGTGTGGTCCGCACTTTGCTGGATACTATTCGGCCGTACAGCGGATGGTCTCAAGGCCGAGGATTTAAAGTCGTGGCAGTCCGAAGAAAAGGGCTACTATGGCAAGCTGTGGATCGGTCGTAGTTTGGTGGTACGTAAGTGGCGGCCGAATAAGCTTACATTAGATGGCGAGGTTATTGAACAGTCGGCGTTGGAGGAGGCGCTTGGTATAAACTTCCAAACGTTTACCTCTGCCGTTGTGCTGTCGCAGGGCGGCGATATGTTTTTTGATCTGCAACCAGCACGCAAGCTGGCCTTATTTACTGCCATGTTGAAGCTAGACAACTGGACCAACTATAGTGCAGTCGCTAAGAGCGCGGCCGATGGGGTGCAGGACGAGGTGCATACTTTGGAGCGTAACATTAGCAGGTTGGAGGGCAAGCTGGACGGCCTAGACATTGAGGACCTGCAAGCAAAACGCAAGGATTGGCGGCGCAAGAAAACAACGTTGGAGAAGACACTTAGAAGGGAGATAAAGGGTGCTAATAAGGAGGCCTCGGCATTGCTCAAAGCATTGGACAACGCAAAGGCCCGCAAGAAGGAATTGGGTGCCGAAGTAAGACTAGAAAAAGGTGCCGAGGCACTGGCGTTTGAGAACTGGACTGAGGCCAGTGCTGAGGAGGAGAAGGTAGTATGGGCCACGGCCCAGTTAAAGAAGCAAATAACGGCTGACCATGCACACCGACAGCAAGTAAGCAAAACAAAGAAAGGTTTGTGCAGGCATTGTGGACAAAAGATCAGCAAGGATAGGCTGGCGCTGCATATTAAAGCGCTCGATGAAGCGCTCGATGAACAACGCGGTACCCTTACTTTTATGGCTACCGAGTGCAATAGGTTAGAGGCCACGAAGGATATGTACTCGGTCGAGTTGCAGGCCGCGAAAAAGAGGCTCCGGCAAACTAGCAAAGCATTGTCGAGGGTTAAGGACGACGTGGCCAGCTTCTCTACCGACGCTGCAAGGGCGGTGACAGCCTTGGAATCGAAGCAAGGCAGGTTGGATGCATCATACAAAGACAAGAATCCGTTTATCCCGTTAATACGCGAACGGGAGGCAGAGGAGGAGCGCCTATCTGGTAAGCTCAAGCGCAAGGAAAAACAACATGGTCTTAAGCAAAAGGAGAAGGCCGATGTATTGTATTGGGTGCAGGGTTTCAAAGACGTCCGGCTGTTTCTTATTGAGGAGGCATTGGTACAGCTTGAAATCGAAACAAACAAGGCCCTATCCGACCTAGGTTTTACTAGCGATTGGCGAATACGTTACAGCATTGATAAACGCAGCAAAGCAGGCCATGCTATTAGTGGATTTAGCGTGGCAGTGCAGAGTCCTAATAGCAGCAGGCCAGTGCCTTTTGCTGCATGGAGTGGTGGCGAGAAGCAACGTCTCAAGATCGCAGGCTCGATCGGCTTCATAGCACTTATGTCAGCGCGCACAGGGCTAGAACTCGGAATAGAGGTATATGACGAACCCACCCAGCATTTGAGCCCTCAGGGGATCGACAACCTGCTAGAAACACTGCGGCAACGTGCGCTGGAAACAGGTCGGCGGATATGGTTAGTAGACCACCATACGCTAGACTACGGAGACTTCGCAGGCCGAGCCATTGTTAGCAAGGAAACGGGAGGAAGCACACTATGGCAAAATTAGGGATTAGGCATTCTAAACGTTTCCAACAGGCCTACAAAGAATTGCTGGAGGTTAGTAACCACCCGTATTTTGTAAGTCGAGTGGACGGGCTTGTGAGCGCGGTGCAGGACGAAACTGAATTCGCGCTAATGCGAGGTAAAGTGCGGTTCTTAGGTGAGCCCTATATGCTGTACAGGGCGTTGGAATCGGTAGTGGGACAGGAGCGGCGGCCAGTGCACCGCGACGCTGCAATTAAAGCGATAAGCTGCGCTCTTAGCCATTACCTAGGCCTCAAATTCACGCCGGGTATGCGTAAACGCAAGCGCAGAGAGCTCTTGTCGCATGTGTAATTTGATTGTAAAGCGCTGCGGTCTATCCCCTCAACAGGACTTGACATCGTGCCAACACGGAAGACCAAAGCAACGCGCGGCCGCAAAAAGAAAAAGAAGGTGGCTGCCAAGCGCAAGGCTACAGCAAGCGCACCTCGTAAACGTCGTAGGACGAGGAAGAACAGTGAGGCTAGGACACGCCTACCTTGTAAGTCAAAGCTCACTGAGAAACTTATTGATGATGTTACAGAACTCATTGAGGAAGGCCTGCCGGTAGAAAGCGTATGTGCCTACTTAGGAATAACCGAACACACCTATTACGATTGGAAGGAGAAGGGCGAGAAGTATCTAATAGAACTGCACTCCGGCCGAGGCCCCGAGTTTCCCGAGGATCATTTAGAAGCGCGGTTCATGCTGGCTGTAGTAAAGGCCAGGGCATCCTTAGAGTTGGAGCTAGTGCGAGATCTAAAAGACGAGAAAGCTCTAGCAAGGTGGGTACGGAATATGACAATACTCGAACGTCGATTCCGTACAAGTTGGGGCCGCAACGAGTCCCTGAGAGTAGAGACCGAGTCAGTAGCACCAGACGAGGCCTACCTCTAGCACCAAATCCACTGTATATATTAGCGTACGGCAATGGTCGTGCGCTCATTCTTAATGGGTGAGGCTGTGGGAATAATAGAACAAATAAATTTGGCCGAGCAACAATACGACGAATTGATAAAAGAGTACGCGGCCGCCATGCTTACTTTGAAGCGTTTGCGCTTTCGGTATGCACAAATCAAAAAGCAAATATCTAACTTAGAGGAGGCAGTAGAAAATGAGCAAAGAAAACTCGATGAACAATGAATTGTATTATGAGGGATTGGGATACGATGCTGGGTCGGTAAAAGACCTTGGCGGCCAGGAACTAATACTGGCAGACATACTGGCTTGTTTGAGCGACTGCCGATCCATACACATACCCTACAATTGCCCCAGCTTGGAAGAACAATGCGCAGTGCACGGTATTCGTATTGTAACGTCCGCCGAGGGTTTTGATGCAGTGTATTGGGGAACACCGACAATCGTGGACGACAAGGTTTTATTTCCGAAGTGTCTGCCCGATCCCGAATACGCCTCGTGCTGGAATTTAGCGGTCGAGCGTGCGCATTCTAAAGCACTGACGCAGTTGGCCGAGAAAAGGAATGCGAAGGTAATTGTTACCGGCCTCGGTACCGGCGATGTTTCGGTGGCCGATAGAATAATTGATATGGGCGGTGGATCGGTTGTCAGTTATAAGAACTTTGGCGAGTTTGAAGACTGGGTTATTATGCGGAGATTGAAGTGACAAGGGTAAGCGACAGATTGCCACCGGATGTCGCAAACCCCATGCACATGATTCGGGATGCTATGAAGAAAGCATTGCCGCCAGGCATGGAGTTTGTAATTGTGGTATTTGATAGCCCGGAGATTGTGGCCGATCGCCGAGTGTCGTTTATCACTAGCGGCGACAAGGACCAGGCACGCCACATGCTCCAGGATTGGATCAACAAAACAGCTTAGGAGAAAAGCAAATGGGAAACCCTAACGACAAAATTGTCTACACGACATGGAGCGGCGGTATCGACAGCACAGGCGTGATAGGCCAGCTGCTTGCAAACGGTTGGGAAGTGGTGCCAGTTACGTTGGTCTTTGGCGACAAGGGCTACAAGGAAAGGGAGGCCATTGCACGAGGCAAGCTGACTGACTACTTCGATGCAAGTTACCCGGAGTTATTTCACAAACCGATACTGGCAGATGGCCGCTTCCTAGAGAATTTCTCGGAAGGCGATTTGGAGGGTGCAGGAATACCTCGTAGGAATAAGCACATCCTGGATTTCATGATGACTAACTTTGTAATCCCTGCCGACTCGTATTACATCGGCATGGGCGAGTATATCGGTGCGGATACTTGGTTAGTTAAGGACCACGTTGGCGCGCATGACGCTGACAGTCGTTACCTGGCCGCATATTTGTTGCACGAGTACGGCCTCGGCTACCGGTTTATCGCGTTGAACGACTTTGGGGAGAGTAGGTACAAGGCCGACCGTGTCAAATTGCTTGTAGATGCAGTAGGCCCGCTTGCTGCATTAATGACATCCAATTGCATGTTTGGTACGACCGATGCACATTGTGGTTCTTGCTATAAGTGCGTTGAGCGGCATGTAGCATTTGAGGAAGTCCTCGGCCGAGGGTACGACACGACAACCTACAATGTTGATCCCGAAGCATGGCCTAACTACGATATGTATGTGAGGCAGATGGCAGGGGAGTTGGTAGACCTCAGTTGGGAGGCCGCCAATGAGGTCTAATATTGCTGAAGCTGAGGTTCAAAAACGGCTTGCTGTACTGCCTGAATCATGGGCCAGTCCTCGATAGGCGGGATCATGGCAAATGATTTCAGGTGTGATTATTGCGGCAAGTTTATAGCTTATGCCGAACTCGATCATGGTGAAGCGGAATGCTACATGGTGACACCTGACAGTGAGATTAGCGTGGAAACCTACGCAACACACCATATGGCTTGCCACGCGCCAGTCCAGCCCGGACAGGACTCCGTACATTCGGAGTGGGAGTGAGGCACCTTGATTTATTCAGCGGCATCGGAGGCTTTGCTCTTGCCGCCAGGTGGGTTGGATGGGAAACCGTGGGTTTTTGTGAGATTGATCCGTACTGCCAGAAGGTCTTGGCAAAGCATTGGCCTGATGTGCCGATATACGAGGACGTAAGAGATGTCACAGAAGAAAGACCATGCAGTGGTCGAGCTAACACTTAACGGCGATGCCTGTACCGATGCGGCCTTGGCCTTTGTTGATCCAGACAATCTTGTCAACGACCCTATTTGGATCCCCCGCTCGCAGATAGACAACCTCGATGAAGTGTTGGATGGGCTCGAGGACGGCCTGGGTTGGGGAGTTAGGGAGGTTGTAGAGATCAAAATACCAATATGGTTGGTTGAGGAGAAAGGCCTCGACATCTATGCAGAGGAGGTAGATTTATGAAGATTGTTAAACTAAGCAGGGCCAGAAAGGCCATGTACATACTGAGTTGGATTCCGCTTGTATTGCTGCACACTTTTCCGCTACTGATGGTGTGGCCGTTTGCCGACATAGCAGCGTGGCAGGCTTTCTTACCGGTAGGCCTTATATTCCTGGGTGTTATTACTGTGCCAATTGCTTTGTTGTTCGATGATTGGCCGAAGCTGTTATGGCTGTGGGGAAACGATGAAGAAGGATGTCCGGCCTGGTGGGGAGAGCAAGCATTGGCAAAAGGGGGTTTCATCAAACGCTTCCCGCGGTGGTGGTGGTATGTAGTACGTAACCCGGTAAATAATCTGCGGTATGTATTCGACGATAGGGAGGCCAACTACAGCGGCAATTGGGCAACGCAAGAAATGGAAGCGCATAGCCTGCTAGGTGCCTCAATACTGTCAGCCTATCGCTGGGCGTTTAACGGCGCGTTTGCTGGCTACCGATCAGTGTGGATAAATCCCGAGCTCAACAAGGCCGGAAATATAACCTATTCGGAATTTTGGATCGGCTGGAAACCCGGCAGCACAGTACCTGGCATGGGCTTCACAATGCAGTACAGACGCAACAGGGAGTTAGGGAAGTGAGCACAAGGATGGAAACGTATACAGGCCGACTAATTGATCTTAGTCGGCCGGACCCTGCTGACGTATGTATTGAGGACATTGCATGGCACCTCAGTAGGATTCCACGCTTTGGTGGAGCAACGAATAAGGAGAACGTGTATACCGTTGCACAGCATAGTGTGCTGGTATTGAACCGGGTAAAACAAACGTCGGCAGGGGCTGACAATGCTTTGTTATTGACTGCGCTACTGCACGACGCGCACGAGGCCTACATAGGTGACATTATTGCACCGATGTCTAACCTGCTCGACTTACGTGCGCCAATCGAGAGGCTCAAGCAACGCATGCAAAAGGCAGTGCATGTAGGGCTATTGGGGAAGGACTTCGAGCCTCACGAGGGTACACTTATCAAGCAAGCAGATGAGTGGGCGGCATACTATGAGGCCTACCACCTCATGCATAGTAAAGGTAAGACAATGCCCCGCGGTGTATTCTTATCGGACGAATATATCCTGCGCAACATGCTGGTATGGCCTACCGATTATGCAAACGACTCGTTCAAAAATCATTACCACGAGCTAATGCCTGCAAGCAATAAGCAGTAACACTTGGGAGGGGTGATTGTAAGTTTACCAGTGCGGGTGTTATAAACGCCCTGAGTGAAAGTTGAGGCCTGGTAAAGTTATGGCCGCCCATTGAGGAGTGAGGAAATGAAATTGACGAACGGTAGTTACTACAAGACAGCCGACGGAACAGTCGTCCGAGTACAAGTGGAACGCAGCGGCAAGCTGGTAGCTTATGATGCAGCCGGGTTCAAAGTACAAACGTGCGGACCGGACGACCACGTCAATGGATGGGAGCCCTGTGGAGTAGCCGATTATAAGGCCGCTCGGCATGCTGCCAAAGCCAAACCACGCAAGAAGAGAAAGGAAAGTAAATCAAAAACCAAAAAGGAGTAATCGAATGAAACGTCTCATTACAATCCTAATCGCCATACTGGCTATGGCAGGCTGTACAACAAACGGCGTATATGATTCCGGCAAGACATGGGCATTGGTAGGCGGCATTGTAATTGGTGGCGCAGTTGTTGCTAATGCTGACAGTAAGTCGGCCGGGTCTAATTGCTATTGGGCAGTATCCGCGAACGGCAGTAGACAGGTATGTCAATGATCCAACGCGGCACAGAGGAATGGGACGACCGGGAAGATAGGCGAAAACTGGCAGGCTGTCACTGTCTAAGTTTCGGTTCACTTTCGCTATCGCTGTCAACAAATGGAAGGTCTGCGACACTGCGTAATTATCGGCCGCCGAAAGTACAACCGAAACAACCGAAACCAGCACGAGGGAGATGGAGATGGTGAGACGACTGAAACAAGTGTTAATACTTATCGGAATCGGCCTGCTAGGTTGGTACATTTTCATTGGAGTAATGTCTGCCTTATCCGGGTTCGGTCATGTTTAGGTGTCCGAATTGCGAACGGGGGAAGATCCAGCCTACATACAGTAAAGGCAAGGCTCCTAGATATTACTGTGATCGTTGTAGACACAGGCATTGGCCGTTCGATTACTTTGCAACTTATGTACCACTGTGGCCAGCCACAAAAACGGCGTGCGAAGCAGCACAAGTACTGACAGGAAGAACAGACCTTGTAATAGCCTCAGACAGTATGTTGACAGATGATGAGGTAGGTATATTGGCAGCTAATCCCTGGCAGATATTTGACACTGCGCTACCGCGTAAAACGCTATGGCGCAGACTGTTGGTATGGTTGCGTGGATTTGGTAGGAGGCAGGGGAAGGAATGATGGTAGGAGAGGGGAAGGTGGTTTGACACGCACCCCTGCCAGAGACTATTTTTAAAAAAAGCACATAGGCCTCGGCCGCCCCTGCCGACAGGGCGCTGGCCAAAGCTAAAGTCCTCGTGCCAGAGATGCTGAGTTCCCCAACCAGCTTCGGCACGGGGCATTGTATTTACAGAGGAGAGAAACGTGGGTGGTCGCATACGGAGAGAAGGCTTTTTGATCGGGGCTAGACAACCTAAGTGCGACCACCCTTTTTGGAATGCAGAGGACTGTGCTGGAAGCACATAGGGGAGTAAGACATGAGTGACGCTGTAATACGTTTGCAAGTGGTACCAGATGCTGGGGAGTTTTTTGATCGGGTAGAGGCCGAGGCCTTAATGAAGTCCGATGACGAAGACTCCGGCGAGGTATTGGTAATAACCAAAAAAATAGACAACGACCCTGCCAACATCGATGTATTGTTGCTATTTCCTACTGAGATTGGCGTGGCCTCCAATAAGCTTACCGATGGCGCGGTATATCAACCGACAGGCATCCGCATAGCGTTGAACACGTTGTTGAACACTGCGCGCATGCTGGCCATCCAGCATCATGCTGTTATTGGTAAGTCGATGACGGATATGCCGGAAGCAATGACGGCAGAAGGCTTGCCGCAGTTGATAGTGCCTAAATAATGGATAGGCGCAGCTTTATTGAACACTGTGCAGGTATCTTTACAGTTCTGCACGTAGCAAGGCCTTCCATCGAGGATGTACAGGAAGGCACTGCCTTAATGGCTGTGGAGCCGGAGAATGCCGAGGCCGATGATTTGCTTCTCCGGTTTAGTGCGTTCCAAGGCAAGCTCACGATTGACTACCGCACTAAAGGTAGGGGCCGGGAATGGACGGAAATGATGACGAGTGATTTTGACACCAATGATAAGGCGTACACCTACATCGTCGCATTCCGGAATGTGGAAGCAGGCGAACCAGTACAGAGGATGCATGTATGGAAAAGGTAACGAATATTAACAGATGCAATGGCCAAGCTATGCCGTGTGCAGAGGCTACGCCTGATGCCGATAAGCAGGTATATGGTTGTGGGGCATGCAAGGACCAAGGCCACCGCCTATTACCTGAGGGCGAGATTATCTGCGGCCAGTGCAGCGCACCAAGCGTGTTTGAGCACTACGAGCCAGAGAAGTTGAGGGCAGGCGACGACAAGCGCCGTCCGTACTTGCACGAAAGCCGTGTAGACCACCTCGACAACTTTGTTTGTTCACGCTGCCGACATAACCGCTTCCATTTACATCAGTCCGGCACTCTTACCTGCTACAGGTGTAGACACGCGGCCGCCTTTAAGTGGTGGAATCCAGCTACAGGAGATACAGCGGCATGAGGATATGGGAATGCAAGATAGGAGAGGTGGAGGGCGAGCTATTGCCATCCAATGCCGACGTACCATTACGTCGTGCAGTGCGGGCGGCCTACAAAGAATTGACTGGAGAGGTCGACCGATTCTGCTTCTCCGGTTGGGGTGCCGAACTAACAACGATGGAGCGTTGTTGTGTGAAGGGCATGGATGCAACACTTCCAGTCAAGTCCTCAGTGGTCGTCTGCCAAAGCGAATACAGCCGATTGTGGTATTGGCGTGTTTATAGCGGCCCCGACGATATGGAACAACCGCTCATTGCCAGTAACGGGTATATTGACCCGGCCGAGTGCCGGAAGAATTTAGACCTTGTACGTAGAGCATTTATGGAGGAAGTAACGACATGAAGCTTTTGTTGGCTGTTACATTGTTGGGTGTCAGTACTCCCGAGTATCCAACGTATACCAGCGAAGTTTGTATGCTGACCTTTACGGCCTTTGCAAATGCCACGTATGAGGTTCACATAGGGACGGAGGTCGGTGTTTACGATATTGCAATACCTGTGCCACTAAACCGTACAGCGATTAGCTGCGAGGACATGGGGACTGTGCCGAGGCCTGTCGAGGTGACGTATTACAGACGGGTGCTGGCACGGTTTCCTGACGGGTCGGTGTTTTATTATGCTGATATGCCGCCGATGGTAATGCCTGCAATCGAGGTTCGGCCGAACCCGCCATTAACTCTTAGCGTGATGGCCTTCCTGGCCGAGCTATTTTTTGACTAGACATTGGAAGGAGCGACGACATGAAAACTACGATTAAGATTTTGGTTTGTTGTTTGTTGTTTGTATTGTTCGGTGCTTTTACAGGCCGAGCATTTGCAGGCGCAATATCACTGACTTGGACAATGCCAACGCTCAATGACGATGGTACCGCACTGATCGACCTTGCTGGTTATAAGATTTACTACGGTAACACCTCTGGCCAGTATCCCAATGGGGTTACTGTGGCCAATCCTAGCGTTACCAGCTATGTGCTAGAAAACTTGGCGGCTGGCGATTATTACATTGTGGCAACGGCCTACAATACTGCCGGCACGGAGTCGATATATTCGAATGAGGCTGTGAAGACTGTAATGGCAGATCCAACCAGGCCAAATCCCCCCGGCGGTCTAACTGTTGAAGAGCTTGTGGTATACACGCTGATCAAGCAGCCTGATCGCTTTTTGTTGCTGCCGGTCGGTACTATTCCGGCAGGCACGCCTTGCATAGCTGACCAAACAGTAAACGGACACCATGCAGTGCCGCGTGCCGATGTGATATGGTCGGGGGATATAAAACCCGACATAGTGGTCGCTAAATGTTCCTAAGATTTTGGTATCGGTTTCGGGCGTGGTGGCGCAAGCTGCTTGGTCAGGCCGATCCACCTAACCCTGTAACCAACGTGGAGATAGCACAATGAAAGATGCTCATATTAGTTATGATCTACCTACCACCCGCGAAAGCGGCCTACCACTTCCTGCCGCTGAGATAGCTGGTGTGGAAATATCCCTCAGTGCCGATGCGGGTGCCAACTTTGTTGTCGTAGACACGGTTGTACCGCCTTCCATGGGGCTGGATATAACGCAGCTGGAGAACGGCACTTGGATTGCCAGGCTGATTGTTATTGATACGGCAGGCCAACGCTCGATGACGGTAGACCAGCCATTTGTATCGGACGACTCGGCGCCTGGTATTGTTACCAACGTCAATGTCGCCCTCACCTAGGAGAGAACGGAATGAAACAGCTAGTAATAACACTGACCTTATTGGCATTGGCCATGCCTGCACTTGCTACGTATAGGAACGAGGATCTTGAAGCCAATGCCTCTGCCGAAGCTGATGCAATAGCGGAATCGGTGTCTAGTGCAGTTGGAGAGGCAACCGCTGCGGCCGAGGCGAGTAACGAAGGCAATGAGCTGTCGGTAAACAGCACTTACGAGTCTGGTCCGGCCGACCTTATAATGGTGCCGAACAGTAACTCGGAGAATTGCTTGCGGGTGTTCGGTTTTGCATTTGGTAATGATAGTGCCAGCGGCATGATCGGCTTCCCTTGGCGTTCCAATGCTTGTGATTTCGAGCAGGCCGCTGACGATGCCTTTGCAGCAGGCGAACGCGAGCTTGGTTGGTATTGGAAGTGCCACAACCGATCGCTGTACAAGACGTTTAAGGATAAGGGCGAGGCCAAGGAACTTGCTATCGAGCAATGCCATACAAAGATGGTTGGTGAGGTAACCAACATGGCTGTTATTAAACGCCTCAAAGAAGAGTTGGCCTTCCTACAAGAGGAGCGGCGTGTTGAACGCATTAAGTGCGCTGAGTCCAAGGCACGCATAACCTCGGCCTGCTACGGCGGTAAGTAATGGCAGCACAGCCCAATGTAGTACCGATCCGAAGCCGACGACGCAGGCCTCGGCATTCGGTACGTAAGTTCTGGCGCGACTCCGACCCCATCATGGAAGACGGGGCGGTTGTGAAGGGCGGCATGTTTCACCATCAACGCAAGTGGTGGAATTTGCCGAACTTCATTAAGGCTATGGTGGCCGGGTACGGGGCTGGTAAAACGTTGATAGGTAGCAAGCGTGCCATCACTATGGCATTGCTTAACAACGGCCAGCCTCATTTTTGGGTGTCGCCCTCCTACAAGGTTGCGAAGCGCACAGTGGTACCAACAATGATCGAATTGTTGGACGGTAAGAAGACTGTGGACAGCGGCCTGCGTTACCGATACAACAAATCGGATAACGAGTTCCTCATTACACACCGAGGTCGTACCGGCCGCATATGGATTGGCTCCGGAGAGGAGCCCGACAGCCTCAAAGGTCCGAACGTAGGCACAGCAACCATTGACGAGCCGTTCATCCAGGACGAGGCCGTGTTCTTGCAGATGCTGGCTCGAGTGCGTGCACCGAAAGCACGGCACCGCGAGATAGGCCTACTCGGCACACCAGAGCAATTGAATTGGGGGTACGACATATGCGAGGGAGAGGATCAGGACCGCTACGACATCGGCCTTATCCATGTGCCTACGTCGGCCAACCTTGCATTACCACAGCAGTACTTGGACACACTGCTATCAGGCTATACAGCTAGGATGAAGCAGGCCTACTTTGATGGCGACTTTGTCAACCTCAGTAAAGGAGCAATTTATTATGGCTTTAGTAAACAACGCAATGTTGTTCGGCTCGAAGATCCAGGCCACGAACTTCTTGTCGGAATGGATTTCAACGTCGACCCGATGGCCGCCATTGTTTTCTGGGTCAACGGAAAGCACATGCATATCGTGGCCGAAATTGAAATCGAGAACGCGGATACGCAATACATGGTTGACATTCTTTCGCAGAATAACGAGGGCACCAACGAGGAAATTGTTAAAGGTCAAATCCTCAATTTCCTTGACCGAGATAAGCAGCCCCGTATCCGAACAGTTTACCCAGACGCTAGTGGCCGAGCTAGAAGCACAAATAGCCCTGGCGGCCAGTCGGACTTTACATGGTTGCGTACCAAATTCGAAGTTATCAGTAAATCAGCCAACCCTAAAATCCGCGACAGAGAAAACGCAGTCAATGGCAAGCTTAATCCGAGTCGCGGAAGGCCGACTCTCACTATAGACCCGGCCTGCAAGAAGATCCAGAAATATATGCATGCCTATACACACGAGCTACGGCTCAAGCAAAAACAATTTTCACACTTGCTCGATGCACTCGGCTATCCCACGGCCTACCTGTATCCAGTAACCAAACCAACCGTTACCGTCACCACCATATCGGGATTCTAAGGAGTACGACATGCCGAACACCGTAAACGCACAACACCGCATCTACAAAAAGCTACAGCCGCGCTGGGCTATGGTGCGCGACGCAGTAGAAGGCGAGTATGCTGTTAAGGCAGCCGACACGGCCTACCTACCTAAGTTGCACAAGCAAAAGGAAACCGAATACGAAGCATACAAGCTGCGAGCGCTGTTCTTTGAAGCTACTCGGCGCACTATGCAAGGCCTGGTTGGAATGGTCATGCGCAAGGACCCAACAATTGAGGCCAAGGATACTGTGAAGGAAGGCTTCCTGCGCAACATGACCAAAAACAACTTATCGCTGGAAGGCTTTGCCTCAGTTGTTATGCAGGAAGTATTGATGATGAATAAGTATGGCATCCTTGCTGACCTGCCTCCTGTTATATCGCAGACGGCCACGCCTTGGTTAGTTGGGTACACGGCCGAGTCGATTATTAACTGGGAGTATGACATCAACGCGGATGGCAAGAAAATACTGACCCGCGTAGTACTGGAAGAGGAGTTCGGCCAGGTTAAGGAGGACGACCGCTTTGTGGTTGAGGACAAGAAGCAGTGGCGCGTGCTAGAGCTGGTATCGAAGGAAATGGCCCTGCTGGATTTGGAGAATATGAAAGACGCTCCAAACATCCTGTTCGATCCCGCGCAAAACAACATCTACCGCGTACAAGTATGGCGCTTGAAAAAAGACCTTCCAGGCAGCGGCGGTACAAACGCACGCGCCGATGAGTTTGTGCTTGATGAGCAGTTGTTTCCGACGTTGCGAGGCGCCGCAATGGATGCCATACCTTTTGTGATTGTTACAAGCGGTGACAGCGATGAGGAGGAGCAGAAGCCGCCAATCGAAGGCCTGGCCTCAGTGAATATGTCGCATTACCGTACAAGCGCCGACTTGGAACACGGCCGCCACTTTACTGCATTGCCTACGCCCTATATTGTCGGCTTGTCGGAGCAACAGGAACTGGTAATTGGCAGTAGCCAGGCCTGGGTCATTGCTGGTGTGGATGCACAGCAAGTGAAGGTTGGTATGTTGGAGTTTACTGGTTCCGGCCTTAGTGCACTTGAGAACGCTATGTCGGAGAAGCAAGGGCAGATGGCAATCCTCGGTGCACGTTTGTTGGAGGAGCAGATAAGGAAGGCCGAGGCGTTTGAAACACATGAGCTGCGCAGTGCTGGCGAGCATAGCGTACTGGCCAGCATTGCTAATGGTGCGAGCGAGGGTATAAACGAGGCCTTGGCCATTGTTACAACGTGGGACGGAAGCCTCGGAACTATAACCATTCAGCTCAACACCGAGTTCGTGCGCGTCGGCATGCCTCCAGAGATGTTGGCACAATTGCTGGCGGCCTTACAAGCTGGCAAGATTTCGTTTAAGGCCTACTACTTTAAGATGCAGCAGGGCGGCATGTATCCCGACGAGCACACCGAGGATGATGAGCTGGCCGCGCTTGAGGACGATGCTGCTAAGTTCGGCCTGGACGAGGTGGACGAATTCGGCGAGGATGAAGACAAGTCCAACGATGGGGATGAGGAAGAAGAAGACGAAGAGGAATAGGCCATGGCTTTTAACGATCGAATAAGCGATGGCCTGGTACGGCATAACATTTCGTTATTGCGTTATGACGCGAAGTTGCGGCGGCAAATCCTAGGCCAGTTGCGAACGCTACAGCAGAACCTTGTTGAGCAGCTAGGTAGTTACGACTTCACTGCCATTCGCCGGGTACGAGTGGAAGGCCTGCTCAAGCAAGTTGATGGAATGATAAAAGGCAGCTATTCCGGCATGAATCGGTTTATGGCCGGCGAGATGGGAGACCTCGCAATTACCGAGAATGCGTTTGCCTCGCAACAGCTCAACAGCTTGTTTGGCGTGGACATTGTTTCCGGTGGCCTTGCTCCTGCCCAGCTTCGAGTACTTGGCAAGCAGGCACCGATCTTTGGGGCGCCCGCTACCGAGCATTGGGGCCGACAGTCCGCGGCTCTACGGCGACGCTTTGCGGACGAGATGCGCCAGGGGTTCTTACTCGGGGAAAGTACCGGGGACCTTGTGCGCCGTGTCCGAGGGACTGCTACAGGTGCCAGGCAAATGGTTGAGATTGCCGGTAAGGCCAAATCCGTGCCTGTATTCTCCGGCGGTATTATGAATGCAAGTACAAGGGAGGCCACGGCACTTGTGCGTACGAGTGTGCAGAGCGTTGCAAATGACATACGGTTGGAAACGTACATGGCCAACACCGATGTAATCGAATCGTTAATGGTTTTGGTAACGCTCGATGCACGCACTTCCGACATTTGCCGTGCGCGTGGAGCAAGGCCTGATGAGTGGACGTTGCCGGACTTTGAGCCGGTGGGTAGTAGTGGTAACTACATGGGACCGCCTCCCTGGCATTTTAATTGCCGATCCTCGCTGGTGCCGAACACCAAATCGTGGGCCGAGCTACAAGCACAAGGCGGCGCCTCTACAGCTACTCGGCAGCAGAAGTCTATAGCACGCAAGCTGGACAACAACGCACCGAAAGCAGCACGGGCAAGCATGAATGGCCAGGTAGCTAAAGGTATGGGCTATACGCAGTGGTTGAAGACGCAGCCGAAGTCCGTGCAGCTAGAAGTGCTAGGCCCTACCAGGCAAAAACTGTGGAAGCAAGGCAAGCTCAACCTGTCGCAAACACTAGACCAAACAGGTAGGCCAATGTCGCTTGCTGAAATGGGTTTCGCCGACTCGGCCGCAATAGGGCGCAAGCTTCCGACACTGGCAACAAGGCGCGCACCGCTTGCCAAGCCGGATGCGTTTATAGCGCCGCCTACAGCAAGGACTTTAACGTTCGACCAGCTTAAGACACGAGGCCTCGGCGATGTGTTTTCGATGGATGGTGTAACGTATAAGGTGATTGGTAAGACCCCCGAGTCTATAAAGCTGTCGTCGTGGAGTACAAGAACAGGCAAATTTGTAACGGCCAGGAATGCAAAGACTTTTAGATTTGCGGACGGACCTCCGGGAGGAGGGACAGGCGGTGGAGGCCTGCCAGGTCCTGGTACCACAACGACAACGGGTATTCCTAAAGCACCGTTAGTAGATTCCGCCAACTATCGAACACTCAAGCTGGGCGACATCTTTAAAGATACTGAGGGCAACGTGTGGAAGGTGTACGGCAGCAATGCTCGAGGTGTTAAGGTTGTGCCGTGGAGTACTAAATCCAACCGATTTCTTGCACCACGCAATGGCAAGACACTGGGCTTTACTTCCAACCCCGCCAAAACCGTTAAGCAGTTCAAACAAAGCACGGCCAACACCACGGAACAACTGAAGAAAACCGTACTCGTCAATAAGAAGACGGGGTCTCTGACCCGGGAGTTGGAAGAGGGTTTGAAAAAGGCTCAAAGTAGGATGGGAGAAAACGGATTTAATAAAGAGTTGGCCAAGTTGATGTCTCAGCCTCGGCGTAAGGCCATGGGATTTAATATGGGCAGCAGGCTTGGCAATCTCAAAGATCCGTGGGGAGGTAAATATACTGCTCGAGCAGACGGAACGTATTGGTCTCATTCGCAACATCTTGGAATGAGGAGTAGTAACAGTATTGGCCGCTCCGCCAAAGTATGGACCCACGAATTTGGCCATCACATGGATTACACACTTTTTAGAAATCGGGGTAGGATTATAGGACGCGGGGCGTGGAGAGAACCCTTATCAGCAACATCGGAAACATTGTTAAAGGAATTGGATGATGCTTATAAGGCAATGATCGGAGAATATCGTGCGGCCTCTAAAGAGGTTGGCAAGAGATTAGGCCTTCGTTTAAAAGGTGGAATAATGTCGGAGGGTCAGCAAGCCAGGCATTGGCATTCTATAAACAGGCACTTGGACGGCCTTGGCCAATCTTCTTACTCTTTAAACAACGAGCTTGAGTGGTTTGCAGAATCGTTTTCACATTATTTCAATTTTGATGGCGGTCGAGCGTTGATGGCTCGTATCCAACCAAAGACGCATCAATTTATGCAGACACTTTTTAGTAGACATATGGAACCACTTTGGAAGGAGTTGACACCACTATGATAATTCGTGAAGAGGGTATGGTGGTAGGTAAGTTGGATGATGCATCGATGGTATTAACAGATGTTAGCTCCGATAAGCTGGCCGCGTTGGTGAAGGATTGGCAGGATAACGGTATTGTATTGACAGTCGCGCAGGAGGAGCCCTTGGAGGAAGGGCAGGCCTCTGGAGATGCTGGCCGACATATTCCGTTCACTGCGGAAAATGTATATATTTATCGACTCCAGTTGCAGATAGCTGGGTTCGAGGTGCAAACCGCATGAGACGCCTGCTGTCGAGGGCTATAGCGTCCTAATACAACAATCCAGCCCCGTTAAGCGTTTGACATGCTATCGCAGCACTGACGCGGGCTGACAGGAGTTCTAAGAAGTTCTAAGAACGTGTTTGAAACCGGCCGCACGTTGCGGTCAAATTGACAGGCGCAGTGCGCCAACGGAGAAAAGCAATGAAATCATGGTATGCATCGAAAGAAGAGATTCCCAAAGGCCTGGAGGCTTTTTACAAGGAAGCCGACGGCAAGTGGGTATTACAAGTAGAAGGCATGTCGCCAACCTCGGAAGTAACGTCAGCAAATGATCGGCTGGCCGAGTTCCGTTCCAATAACATTACGCTGACCCAACAGCTAAAGGAATTGGAGGGAAAGAAATTCCTATCGCAGGAGGAGCAGGAGGAATTCGACGACCTCAAAAAGCAGGCCGATGAATTGAAGGACAAGAAGCTCATCGACTCCGGCAAGATTGAGGAACTGCTGGCCACACGCACAGAACGGCTTCGGGCAGATTACGACAATCAAATTACAGGCCTACAAAAGCAAGTCACCGAACTTACAGCAACGGCAGGCACTTACCAGTCTCGTCTAGCCGGGGTACTTGTGGAGGCTGAGGTTAGCAAGGTTATGTCGGCCTCCGGGTTCCAACCTGTGCAGGGTGCACTTGCTGACATAGTCGGTCGCGCACGAGGTACGTGGAAAGTAGACGAGAAAGGGGAGTTGGTGGCGCTCGATGCTAATGACAATCCTGTGTATGGCGCCGATCCTACTGTACCACTAACAATGGCCGAGTGGGCTACCACCACAGCGAAGGATGCGCCGTATCTGTTTATGGAGAACACGGGTAGTGGCGGCGACGGCAGTGGTACCGGCGGCAAGAAGGGTTCGGATGGCATTATCCGCATTTCCCGCAGCGATGAGGCTGCTAAGTCGGCGCACATACAAGACTTGGCAGAAGGTAAAGCTGTCTTAATTGATTAGCTTGAGCTCTTGCCACTACAGGAACACCGCCCTATAACTCGGAGGTGAAACAGAGAGGCCCTCCACGGTGTGGAAGGACTTGGCCGCTTGTGCAGTGCACTTATGGCGTTGTATTCCAAGTCAATTAACATCAATGGAGGGCCTTTTAATGGCTAACGATCTTTCAGTAGTAGCTCCCAAGCTGCTGGCGCAAGGCCTCATGGCTTTACGCGAAAATGCTGTCATGCCTCGCCTGGTAAACAGGGACTACGAAGCAGAAGCAGCACAAAAGGGCACGACGGTAACGATTCCGATTCCGTCTGCAATTGCCGACCGAGCAGTGGCGCCGAACGTGGTTCCGCCTGCTTCAGTCGACGTAACCCCAACGCAAGCATTGGTACCGCTCGATCAATGGCGCGAAGCACCATTCCACCTCACAGACAAAGAAGTCTTGGAGTCCATGTCGGGTGTTATTCCGATGCAGGCCTCTGAGGCAGTTAAGTCTTTGGTGAACTATGCGAACGCATTCATCCTTGGTAAGTACAAGGGCGTTTACGGAACATTTGGCACTGCTGCCACCACGCCGTTCTTGTCGACGGGTGCTGGCACTGCGGACGCTACCGGTGCTCGCAAGGTTTTGAATAACCAACTTGCTCCGCTCGATAGCAGACGCTTTGTTATTGACCCAGACGCTGAGGCCAACGCGCTCAACAACAGGGCCTTCCAAGACATGTCGTTCAGCGGCAGCGCGGAAGGTATTGTGGAAGGCAAGATCAACCGCAAGCTCGGGTTCGATTGGTTTATGGACCAGCAAGTTCCGACGCATACGAAGGGCGTTGCAACCGGCACGCCAGTGACAAACGGCACGCCTGCAATCGGCGCGATTTCTATTCCGACGGATGGTTGGACGAACGATACGACAGGTATCTTGCTCGAAGGTGACATCATTACGTTTGCAGGTGATACACAGACATATGTTGTTACGGCCGACGTTGACTCCGGCGCCACGACAGGTCCTGCCACCATTCCGATCGCACCCGGATTGCAAGCGGCCCCCGGCGATGGTGCAGCGATTACGGTTGTTGCTAGTCACGTCGTCAACTTGGCCTTCCATCGTGATGCGTTTGCATTTGCATCACGACCGTTGAAGGACAGCGCACAGGGTCTTGGCAGTATTATTGAATCGGCCACCGATCCGGTTAGCGGTCTCTCTCTGCGTCTCGAGATTTCCCGTCAGCACAAGCAAACGCAGTTCAGCTATGACATGCTGTTCGGCGCGGCCTTGGTACGACGCGAACTTGCGACGAGATTGCTTGGGTAGGTTTTCTCCTAGGTTGGCACCACTGAGGAGTTTGGTCGAGGTCTTTCTTTGGGAAGGCCTCGGCCAGTTTTTACGTAAGTAACAGGAGAGCAGCATGACAGAAGTGACATCAACAAACCAAAAAATCGACACTAGCCAGCCAACGCCATTAAAGGGCCTTGTACTACGGGGCCATCACCCGGTTGAAACTGTGCAGTGCGACGGCCTCCCCGAGGGCCGCCCTTGTGTCGTTAATGTGGAAGACTACGACAAGAAGTTGCACGGCCCGAAATCTGAGGCCGAGAAGCTTCCTACCCGCGCCAAAAAGAAGGCCCCGAAGAAGAAGGCCTCGGCGGACGACGAATAACGTAATTGTCAACACAGGAGAACGAAATGGCAGACACAATTTTAGTTTACGGGCTGGCAAATCCAGCCAGCCTTATGAGTATTCCCGTTGATCAGTTTGAGGCCGAGAATGCCGCTGCTGAGGAGGCAGGTAACACTTTGCCTTGGACTGCGTGTGAAGGTGACGCAGGCAACGATGCTCCTACATTTGATGACCTCGATGAGGAAGGCCAGGCCGAAGTTCTTGCAAGACAGGCGGCCAACGAGGGACGTAACGCAGCAGACGCTGAGTAGGATAATAGGGAGCGGGCATGGCTCTGGTATTGGATGCAACAGTAGGAGGCGCGGCTAGTAATAGCTACGCCACAGAGGCAGAGGGCGACTCGTACCACGAGTCGAGGCTTTTTGCCACGGGTTGGACAGGTGCTACGACAGCAACTAAGGAGGCCGCGCTTGTGTGGGCTTCCCGTTTGCTGGACTACAGCTTTGACTGGACAGGTTACAAGTACACAATCGAGCAAGCCTTGCGCTGGCCTCGGTATAGTGCGTTGGACCGAGATGGCCAACTGTTTGATAGCAATGAAATACCCACCGAACTGAAGGATGCAGTAGCAGAGCAGGCCCGCCTTCTTATAGCGGCCGACCGAGGAGCAGAAACAGGAACGGAAGGCCTCAAGCGTTTGAAGGTAGACGTTATTGAGTTGGAATTCGATAAACTTGATAGGGTGCCTACAGTGCCTGACGAGGTTTATCAAATGATTTCTCATTTAGGACGATTGCGATCGGTGGCTGCCAGTGGCGGCCAGGTAGCGGCGGTGCCGTTAGTAAGGACATAATACCATGGGATTGCAAAGCACAATTCAAAACTTGGTTGGTACAGCATTCAGCGCGATCGGTGACCTCGCTGGGACTGTCGACTACATTCACGAAGGCCAGGAGCCGGACTATAATCCGACAACGGGAGATGTTACTTCCGACTCGGATACCAGTACGGTCCAAGTCCGTGCAGTTATTCTATCGGTCGGCCAGACCGCTATGGAAAAATTGCCGACAGGCCTAACTGAAGTGGCTCGACCCGGAGATCAGCTTGGGCTTATTCCCGCAGTGGATTTGCAAACAAGCCCAACGACAGGGGACAAACTGGTGAAGGATGACGACACTTGGTTGGTTAAAGGATTTGCGGCCGACCCAGCTGGCGGACTATGGAAAGTTTTATTGACTAGGGTTGGCGGCGGTGCCGACAGCGCTTTGGTATTCCACGAATGATTAAGATACGCAATCGCAAGAAGTTTAATGTAAGCCTGCAACGGTTTGCAGATGCGATGGATGTGGATGTGGCCTTAGTAGTCAAAAAACTGTCCTTCGATATATTTGCAGATGTAGTGGCCGGAACTCCGGTGGATACAGGCCGCGCTATGAATAACTGGGTTATCTCAGTCGGCAGCCCGAGCAGGGTGGTTACGGATAGGGGTGGTAACGAAGGCAGCATTAAGGCCTCGCAAACAGGTAAGGCAGTGGGAGCGCTTGCAACTGTAGCGCCTTTCAGTACTGTTTGGATTAGCAACAACTTACCCTACATTGGCTCCCTCGAGGAAGGCACCAGCAAACAGGCTCCGAACGGTTGGGTAGACGCAGCGATTGATAACAACCTACATCAACTTGCGAGGTTCGCACTGTAATGGCAACACATGCGGCAGCACACTTGGCCATCGAAACTCGGATGAACACGCTATGGGCTGACCAGTCCGTAGACGTGCGCTATGAGAACGAGGCCAGGAAAGTTCCCACAGGCGATCACATACGGTTGTCGGTAAGGAACAGGCAGTCGTTTGAGGCTGGCTATTCAGGAGGCAAAATACTCTATCGAAGGCCTGGCGTGATTATTGCACAGTGCTTTGTGCAAGCTAAGAAAGGTACACAGCAAGCGCGAGTTATAGCTGATGCAGTGTTGGATATATTTGAAGGCCAACAGTTTAGCGATATCACTTGTAACGCGGCCGAGGTGGTAGAATTAGGAGACGACGGAGAGGGATTTTGGCAAGTAAATGCAAAGGTATATTTTGATCACGATTTCGAACGAACGTATTGATTAGGAGGACACAAAATGTCTGACAGTAGTAGAGTGCAGTTAGCCGGCATAGAAGAGGTAACATGGGGGACGACCCCGGCCTCGGCATTGCAGGCAATCCGATACACCAGTGAGAATCTCGGTGCGCGTAAAGAAACGCAAAGATCGGAAGAGGTCCGCAGCGATCGGCAAACCACCGATATCGTTGAGGTTGGTAAGAGTGCAGACGGAGGCTTTGATTTTGAGGCCAGCGCGGGCGCTCATGATATTTACTTAGAAGGCATGATGAATGAGGATTTTTCAACTGACTCGGCGTTTAGTGCAGCCACAGTTGACGCTGCCGTCGGCGACAATTCCTTTAACGATAGCGGCTCCGGTTTCCCGACTGTAGTTGCAGGACAGTGGATTAGGGTGGCAGGTTTTTCTACCAATCCAACAAACAATGGTTGGTTTGAAGTTGTTAGCTTTGCCGCAGGAAAAATTGTCGTAACGGGCGGAACGCTGATTACTGAGGCGGTTGGAGACACAATTACTATTACCGACTCCACATTGGCAAACGGCACAACCAAAAAGTCGTTCACGCTCGAGAAATTCTTTAGTGATATCACGCAATACTATGCAGTACCTGGCAGTCGTGTTGATACCCTCTCTCTAAGCGTACAGAGCAGGCAAAAGGTTACCGGGTCGTTTGCCTTTATGGGCAAGGGCGGATCCATAGCGGCCACGACAGCAGGTTCGGGTGCATACGGCGCGGCGACTACCGCACCTGTATTGAATGCAAGTGCAAACGTGGCCAGGATATTGGAAGGCGGCGCAGTACTTGGCGCTGGTGTGTATGTGCAGCAACTCGATATTGAGTTTGCCAATAACTTGCGCGGCGTCGACGGCGTGGGCTCGGTGGATTCGGTGGAGATTGGTGTAGGCCGATTCAATGTGACTGGCAGTATGTCTGTGCTGTTTGAAAATGAGGTAATGTTTAATAAGTACCTCAATCACACGGCCTCTGCAATTAACGTAGCTATTGAGGATGTTAACGGCGCAGGCTATATGATCTCGCTGCCAAATGTTTACTACACGAATGGTGATGTAACTGGTGTTGGTAACGACGACGAGATTACGGCCGACCTCGAGTTTGAAGCAATTATGCATGCGACACAGGGGATAATGGCCAGGATCGACAGAGCCTAATAATAATTTTTCAGTAGGTGCCAACTAAAGGAGAGATACATGGACCTCATCAATTTAGCAGTGGACCCGGAGAGGGAGTTAAACGGAGCGGAGGTTAGGCCTTGGGAAGATGAGACTGTGCTTACCATAGCGCGGTACAATAACCCCAAGTTTAGGGATATGCAGGCCAGGTTAATGGAGCCTTATGTACGCAAGGCAGGCCGCAAGGGTGTATCCACAGCTCAGGCAGAGGAGATACTAGCAAGGTGTATGGCCAAGACGTTATTGCTCGGATGGGAGAACCTCAAGTTAGAAGGCGAGGTCGTCGAGTATTCGAAAGAGAAGGCCTTGGAATTGTTAAGCGACACTCGGTTGGCCGACTTCAAAGAAGTTGTAATGCTCGAAAGTCAAAACCTCGAGAACTACAGGCTAGAAGCACTGGAGGAAGACTTGGGAAACTCCGAGACGTCGTCGGATACCATGCAAGATGGAGTTTGAAGCAACAGGCCTTCTTCGAATCAATAGAGGAAGAAAATCCTGGTGTAACTCCGGCGGCGAATAGGCCATGTATACATGCACATTTGCAAGATACTTTTGCAGCCTTTGGGAAACTGTGGAGGGCAAGGAATCACGAGCACATAACGCTCTTAGAAATTGAGGCCTATGTAAGATTGTTTTCGGTGCCTAACAAAGAGTCGTTTGCGGAATTCATGCTTGCTTCGGATGACGCTGTTTGGTCAGTAGTGCAAGACATTGCTACCAAGAAGGCCAGGCTGAAGAAGAAGTTACAAGGGAAAAGGCGTAGATAATGGATTTACAACGCAACATTGATATTGGCATCGGTTCGCAGACGGCCAAGATAGGTGCGTCTAAAGTACGCGCCGCGCTCGATTCTATTAAGCGCAAGTCTAAGCAGGTGGCCGCGTCCTCTGCACGCGACTCAAAGAAGATGGGTAGCGGCTTCAAAACCGCTGCCAAAGCTGCCTTAGCACTGGCCGGAGTGTTTGCCGCCAAGTCGCTGGTAGGAAGCACTAAAGACTTTGGGCAGGCCGTTGCCGATCTTAGTGCTATCACAGGCGCCGTAGGCGAGGACCTCGACTTCTTACGCAGGAAGTCCAAAGAATTCGGCGAGACGACAACTCTGTCGGCCACGCAGGCTGCCGAAGCATTCAAAGTCATTGCATCAGCCAAGCCTGATTTGCTTGAGAATGTGGATGCGCTGTCACTCGTAACTGAGGAAGCCATTGCACTGGCAGAGGCAACAGGTGAGAGCCTCCCCTCTGCCGCAAACGCTATGGCATCGGCACTAAACCAATTCGGCGAGGGTGCGGACCAGGCCTCCAGGTTTATCAACGTACTGGCAGCCGGCTCGAAGCGAGGTGCAGCGCTTGTAGGTGAGATGGCCGAGTCGTTGAAGATGGTTGGTATTATTGCTTCGCAGGCCAGCCTAAGCTTCGAGCAAACAAACGCAGCGCTTCAGCTACTGTCTACCAGGGCATTGAAAGGTAGCGAGGCCGGCATGCAGATGCGCGGTGTTCTACTCGCGCTTACCGCGTCGGGCAAGGATTCCTTTAAGCCGGAGGTGGTCGGCCTCTCGCAAGCACTTGAGAACCTAGCCAACGCAGGGCTGGACCAGGGCAGTGCGGCCCTCAAACTATTCGGCCGCAGAAACTTAGCAGCAGCAAAGACTCTTATCCAGAATCGAGATGCGCTGGGGAAACTTACAGGCCAGCTCACTGGATCGAATATTGCATACGAGCAGCAGGCCAGGCGTATAGACACACTGCACGGCGATTCGCTTGCATTGAAGTCGGCCTATGAGGGTTTGGAATTAACAATAGGCGCGGAACTTGAGCCCACCCTGCGCGCCCTTACTAAGGCGGCCACGGAAAACATACGAGAGATGGCCCGCAACCCTCTGTTGCAGAAACGCACTGCGGCCGTGCTAGATACAATACATCGAGCGCTGGACGACATCCGTTTAATGTTCATGCAAATAAAGTCGGCCGTTACTTTGGCAGGCGGCGGCGCGGCAGTGTTTGAGGGTGCTTGGGGCAGCGCCATAGATAACATTGTGAAGTGGACTAAGTTTTTGTGGGAGCAGTTTGTCGTCGGAGGTCCGGCCAACCTCAAGTTAGGCATAACTTTGATGATTGCATTTTTTGACAAGCTGCGAATTGATGTCACGCAGATAGTGCGCAACCTTACCATTAAAATGCTCAGTCTAGTCGACATCTTCGTGGCCACGGCCGTCGAGAAATTTAAGCTTATTTCTCCTACTGTACAGCTTGTATTTCAAACCATGGCCAATGTAGTAGGCCGCACGTTTGATAATATAATTGTTTCGGTAGCCACTGCGATCGATGGCATTATCGGAATTGTCCAGCAAAAGATATTTGGTGTATCACGCACATTGGCCTCGCTGGGTTTTGACGACCGTGCTAGAGAGATGACAGATATTGGTATTGCTATTGGCAAGATGGCTACTAATACTGAGAAGGCCGAAGCCGCAGCAAAAGCAAATGAAACAGCTAGGCTGGCTGAGATAGATGCTATTGAAAAGGTGCTGATTACTATACGTGATGAGGCCGAGGAGAAGCGCAAGCTTGCTAGGGAAACGGCCGACGCGCTAATACGCGAAACGGTTGAGACGGCGGCGGTGCAACGTGCTGCCAGCAATGAGGCTGTGCAGGGTGCAATAGCAGAGCGTGACGCAACTATTGAGGCCATCAAAGCACTGCGCAAAAAGCGCGCTGAAATCTTTGCTGCCAGCGGTGGTATCGAGGATCCAGAAAAACTACCGCTCGGCCCGGATTTATCGGCGCCTGCCGACGACGCATCGGATGCATACGAAAACCTCGGCGATGTACAGAAGCGAGTTGTTGACGGCATGGCAGACGGTATTGCAGACATGGCCGCCAGCGGCAAGGCCGACTTTGCAGACTTAGCTAGGAGCATCATTAAGGATATAATCCAGATCTACATTAAATCCCAATTGTTGAATGCGCTGTCGAAATGGTTCGGAAACATGGGAGACGGCGGCACAATAAGCGAAGTGTCAGTTACACCAGCAACAAGGTCCACCACTTTTGCAGGCGGCGGCCAGCACGGCTTGGACTTTACTGTGGGAGGTAATGGCGGCACAGATAGTCAGCGTGTCGTGTTTAATGCTACGCCAGGGGAGTTGGTAAGCGTTCGGACTCCCGGACAAGTCCAGTCCGTGCAGAAGGCGACAGAGGAACTGCGGACCAAGGCCGCCGAAAAGCAAACAACAGTAGAGCAACAGTCCGGCCTTGCTAGGGCGCCGGCAGCGGTTTCTGAGTTGAGCATTAAAGAGCGGATTACCAAGGCGGTTATTCCTACAATCAACAAAGTGTTTAACTCTACTGTTACTAATGAACTGAGCCGCATGGTCGGCCAAACCTTAGGCCCTTCCTTAGGCATTCCTGCAATGCCAGTCCCTGTTGTGGTTGCGCCCTCACCAGGCCTCCAGGCTGTAGAGAATATTCGTAAACCGGAGAGAACAAGGCCCGCCGCAACCTTCCCAGGCTTTGCAACAGGTGGTGACTTTATGGTCGACGGGGCAGGTGGCACGGACAGCCAGCTTGTAGCATTTCGAGCTACGCCTGGTGAGGAGGTAAGTGTTAAGACCCCCTCCCAACAAAGGTTGCAGGGCGGCGGCGTAACAATCAAACAAACGAATGTTATTGATGCACGCGGCGCCGATGCTGAGAGAATTGAGGCCATCCTCCCACGCTTGATGGAAGAGAATCGACAGCGCACCCTGGCCGATGTTATTGCCCTACGCGATAAGGGAGTACTGCGCAAATGACCACGTATACTTTTCCAGAGATTAGGCCTACTTCTCAGGTGTGGTCACTTGAGGGCAATACAGGTATATACCGCAGTCCGATGAATAATAGTATTAGTACTTTTGATCGGGACGGCGAGGCCTGGGCTATACAAATGGCCTGGGCAGATATTGATGGGGACAGCCGCCGACAACTAATGGCCTACCTCTATAAACTAAACGGTTCGCAGCATCGCATGACCATCCGAGATTTTGGGTATACTCGGGCGGGCGCCGGCGGTGGCACGCCGTTAGTTAATGGTGCAGCACAAACAGGCAAAAATTTAATCATCAGCGGCGGACCCACTAGCCAAACAGGTTGGTTACTTGAGGGAGATAAGATTGGGGTGGCAGGCCTATTACATTCAGTCGATGCTGATGTGAATACGGATGGTGCAGGTGCAGCTACTATAATTGTTTCGCCGCGCATTTTTGTAGCGCCGAGCCACACCGATGCCGTGGAAATAGACACACCTACCAATTCGTTTGCGCTCGACGTTCGCTCTATATCAATAACCACCCGGCCGCCTGCTAGATCCTCAATAGGTTTCAGCGCAGTGAGTGCACTGTAGTGGCAAGAACTCTCGCAACTGGCAATGTAACGCACATAGACAGCAGGCATACCCACCCTGTTGCCATGGCCAAAATGCTATTCGATACGCCGATCTATTTGCATAGCGGCCTGGGTACTATTTCCTATGAGGGAAATGACTACTTAGGTGTTGGGGAGTTCGGCGGCGTATCCAGTGTTGAAGAAACAGAAGCAGTAGTGCCTTCCTCTATTGTGTTGCAACTGTCTGGCCTGTCTTCCAGCTTGTTTGCTGAAGCATTGAATGCGTCCAACTATGGGGACAAGGTCACATTGTACGTTGCCTATCGTAACGACGACGGCACGCTCGTCGACGACCCTTGGGTGTTTTACAGAGGCCGAGTAGAAAGCGCCAACCTTACACGTGGCGCGGACAATTCAATACGGATTACGGTACAACATGATCTGGCCGTACTTAATCAACAAACAGGAACCAAGTTCACAGACGAGGAACAGCAGAAACGTTACTCGGGAGACACGGCGTTCTCCCGCGTGCAACAAATGCAATTAGTACAACTGATATGGGGTGTTAGTGGCGTGACCGGACAAGGCGATCGTGGCGGACCCAATCCCCCGTCCTATGAAGTAAAATGAACGAGAAACAAAAACAAGCTTGGAACTTGCTGCAAACATATGCCGAGCGGCCTTTTGATTGGAAAGGACAGGCCGACTGTTGTGCATTTGCCAATGAAGTGATGGAAGTATTTCACGGTAAAGATTTTATGGCTGAGTTTATATATGCGAACAAGGCTGAAGCAATACGCGAGATACGTAAGCACGGCGACTTGGTAGGTGCTATTACGCATGTAATGGGACCGCCTATGGATGCCGACCCTTCCGAAATGAGGGATGGCGATGTGCTAGTGGCGAAGCAGGAAGATGGGGAGTGGATCGCTGGCTTTTGCTTTCTCGGAGTAATGGTAGTTAAAAACAAAAATGGCGTTATCGACTGGCCGCTCGAGGCTGCTATTTATATGTGGAGGCCTAGCTAATGCCAGAGGCAGGTTGGGCAGCATTTTTCAAAGCGCTCTGGGCAAAGGCCTGGGTGCGGTTTGTTGTGCAGGTGGCGGTCTCTTATGTGATAGCGAAAGCGACTGCACGCAATGCTTTGAAAAATGTATTTGCTGGCACGCAGACAACCTCGAGAGGTGCGCTAGAGTTTCGCAAATTTGGCTATGGCGAGGCCTTGGTTGGCGGCGCAATTATCTATAACAATACCCACGGCTCCGAGAACGAATGGCTAGACTACCAAATAGCGTATGTAGACCATTTTGCTGACCTTGTAGAATTTAGAATAGACGACACTTTTATTACGGCCGCGCAAATAAACTGGACACCGCCCACTGCTGATGCAACGGCTGGAACAGGAGATGGCGAGGTATCCCAAGTCAAGTTCAAGCCCAGTGCTGTGTCCGGTTTGCATATTAGTTGGTATCCGGGATTTGGTAATCAGCCCGCGAATACATTGCTAACTGATAACTACGGAACGTTGGGCACGGCCGACAAGGCGCGCGGCGTGTTCAATGCAGTGTTTCAATGCTTGTATGACAAGGACACGCAGACTATTTGGAGGAACGGTCCGCCGCAGTCAATGCTGGCCTTGCTCAAGCTGCGCCGCATATATGATCGTAGGCGGTATGCATTGAATGCCGATCCGACTTTCAATACTGCCAATTTAGATTTTTCTACAACCAGACTGAAATGGTTCGGCAACATTACGCAGACTGTGACGGCAATACCTCCATTCAGCGAGGCTGCCAATGTTCTTTCGATTACAGACAATGATGCAAGCTATGAGAACGTGTGGTCGGAGCGTATCCCGGTCGATACAAGCAAACTCTACACGGTGCAGTTTGAGGCACAGGAGCCGGTAGGCGACAGAGTTAATTTGCCAGGTGTTGCATTCTTCGACTCGGCCGGCGACAACATCGTCGGCGCTACGGACACGGCAACGGGTTGGCTAACAAAGGGTACCTACTTCTACTTCGGCGTGAACCAGGCCGTGTTTGGTTCTTCGTGGACGACATACAGTATTACTTTTGGTGTAGGAGGCACGGCCGAATTTCCACAGGATACAACGGCAGTCGAAATGGCTATTGGTGCATTGGTTTGTGGCTCAGGCACAATCTCCACCGACATAGACATCCGCAACTTTGTCGTATTTGAAGGCACTGCCCAACACGACATAACTGACGAAACTACATGGGAGTGGAGTGATAACCCGGCCTGCTGCATAGCCGACTATCTTACGCAGTATATGAACGTGGATCCGGCCGACGAAATAGATTGGGAAGCAAACATCGTGGCCGCCCAAGCCTGCGATGTGTTGGTAGCCATTCCTACTGCGTCAACGGAAAAACGCTTCACCTGCAATGGTGCTTGGTTGTCGGAGGCCAAGCACGAAACAATGCTCGTCGATCTAAAAACAAGCATGGCCGGAAACCTTGTCTATACTGGCGGCCAGTGGGTTATGACTGCCGGTGTGTGGTCTGCCCCTGTATTGACTTTTGATGAAAATGCATTGGCCGGCGATGTTACTGTGCAGGGGTCCTCCAACCGAGACGAACGTTATAACGTAGTAAAGGGATTCTTTACCGACCCGGCCAGGCAGCATGTGCCAGTAGAGTTTTATTCGGTAACAAACGCCGCCTATGTTACACGCGACAACGGCCGCGAGTTGGACTACCAGGCTGACCTAGCATTTGTCAATTCGGAATACCAATGCCAGCGTGTGGCGATCCGCATACTCGAACAATTCGACAATCAAATAATTGCCACAATTATTATGAACGAGCAGGGTGCCAAGTGCTATCCTGGTCTAATAGTTAGCTGGACGTTGGACGAGTTTAGCTGGACGGCCAAAGCATTTAGGTGTATTGAGTGGCGGCCGCTAGAGGACGGTACTTTTGAAGTTACTTTCCGCGAGGACTTTGCGTCGCGTTACACGGACCCGGCTGAGGGCGGTTATACAAGCCGCACCGCTGCGGGTGATCTAGTTCCGGGGGCGGCTGTGATTCCTCCCCCTAGCGCCCTGTCTACTGCTGGTCATGAGGGATCCATTGCACTGGCTTGGACCAATCCGCCGCCGGCGCTGTTCGATTACATTGAAATATGGCAGTCGTCGACTAACGACCGCTCCACAGCAATTAAATTGGCCGATGTAAAAGGTGACACTTGGATAGACTTTGTAGGCGACACGACTACTAGATATTATTGGGTACGCGGCCGACGGGATCCTGCTTTGTATTCGACATGGCATCCTGTATCTGATGTAGCAGGAGTGTCTGGTACCGCAAGTAGTGCAGGCCTCGTAGAGTGGTATTACATTAAACCTACCGATGGTACGTCGATTCAAAATGGCGCAGGCACGTTGACGATTGAAGCTAGGCATGTGCTGTCTGGTGTTGATTCGTTACTGGCGGCCGGGACTATAAAGCTTTACGAGGGATCCACTGAAATAACAGTGGCAAATGGCTATGCGGCCGGATCGGATGGATACACTGGTGTCTTCGATTCGGGAGATATTAGCGGCAGTGTTGTTGTTGAGTTAAAAGACGGCCCGGCCGGAACTCCCTTCGACACAATAACGCTTGTTGATATAACGGATGGCCTGGATGCCGTGTATGGCTACATCGAGCCAACAAACGGCCTGGCCTGGACTAGAGCAGTAAACCAGGGAGCATGGACACCAGCCACACTTACAAGTGATTTGGAATGCACGTTCGTTAAGTCGGGCGCCGCTGTGGCCAGGATCAACCGCCGCATAACCCTTACTGAATCGAACGGCCAGCTTGCCGCTACTGTGCAAGCACATAGTGGCGGAGACCTAAATACTGGCAGGGTTACTGTTACTGTAACGGGATCGGCCTCCAATGCAATTTCCGTAGAATATTCTTATACATTCGGCGGCCAGACTACTGTGGTTTCAGAAACGATATCGTCTGCGCAAGGCGGCAGTGACGGCGACAACGGCTTCTCCAATTACCTTACAAATTCTGCGCATGTAGTGGCGGCCGACAGCGACGGCACAAACTACTCACTCACTGAAGCAGGCGGCACTCATAAGCTGTTCGAAGGTACAACGGACCGCACGCTTACTGCGGTACATATAGTTTCGGCAGGCCAGGGTTCTTTGGTAGTTTCGCAAGACGAAACAAACTACGACAACTCGCCGACAACAGAAGGAACGTTTGTAGGCGGTTCTAGTTATGCAGCACTCGATACGATAACCCTCAGCGACGGAACAGTAATTACCGTTGATGCTGTTAGCGGCGGCGTGGTTACTGAGTTTAGTGTGCCGGCCACTACAGGAACAACGTATTTCACTATAGGCGGCACGCTAACTCAAAGCAGTTCCAGCGGCAGCGGTACAGGCTTCACATTGACACCGGACACGGATAATATAAACGCGGTTAAAGTCCAGAACGGCCTTACCATGTTGATAACTCCGGCTGGTGTTTATTCTCTTTCGGGTGGCAGTTGGACTACTAATTTAGAAGTATTTACAATGCGCGCAACTTACGGCGGCGTGGACTATGACCAGACCTATACGATTGTGAAAGCGTTGGGCGGTACTACTCCCGCCGAGCCTGTTACAGGCGTTGGTGCGATTGCTGTTGATATTGCAGTAGACCCGGACGACGGCGAGGCCGCGCTCAAAGTTGACAGCGACGGCGATGTATATAAGCGCCAAGGGTTGGGGTCCTCTTATGGGGCCTCTGAAGGCACTTGGATGAATTCCGGCGCCGCAGGGGACTATGATGTCATGTTCGAAGGAACTGGAGACACACCCACCGGGGCCGCTGTTAATACATGGTTGGATGCTGGTACTGATAGGGACTGGTTGCTAATAGAAACAACGAACGGCCAAACAAAGAAATTTACCGGTGATTTGAAGTGGCGGGATGGAACGACATTTGAATTACTAGCAACGGCGTCTGCAACTGTGCAGGCACAAGTTACATCGTAGACTGAAGAGGAAAGCAAAATGAACGAAATGACAGGTGGTGATTGGGTAAGTCTAGTGATTGCTTTGGGAGCGATTGCAGGTTTTATTTATTGGCAAAGAAGTAGCAAAAAGAAAAGTAGCGGCTTCGGCGCTGTCGATAAGAAGGCCGATAGGCCTCCGACTCACGAGAAATAAGGACTCAAGCGGTGCCAACCGAGGAGTACAAGAATGCTAGTTAAAGTGAAAACGAGAACAGGCCAAACCTTGCAGTTTGATAGCACGAAGGATGATATTGCAGTGCTATTCACGCCCAAGGATAAGGCCGCAATACAGGATATGCCGAGAGAGGATTTGCTCATTGTTTCGGCGCCGCTTGCGTCTATGAGGGACAAGGCCGCAGAGGTTTGGCAATGGGCTATGACAGGTTGGAAGGGTGCTACGCATGTAGACCTAGACAACATTCGAACCAACGCTTAAAGGAGTAGTAGAAATGGCAACAACAACAGGAACCCTGGTTGTATATGATTCGTGGAAACGGGACCTGCAAAACGGTACCGTGGATGTGGACGGCGATACGTTTCTTTGTGGTCTTAGCACCAGCACGTATACACCAGCGCAAGCCACGCACGAGATCCTAACCGACATCACCAATGAGCTGGCGGGCAATGGTTATGCGCGGCAAACGCTAACAGGCGTGGCGCTTACTGAGCCGGTGGCAGGTACGTGGCAATTTGATTCGGTTGACCCTGTGTTTACTGCAAGTGGCGGTAGCATTGTGGCCAGGTACTGGTGGGTCTTTGATGATACACCGACGTCTCCGGTCGATCCATTATTCGCATACGGCCTGCTCGATAATACTCCGCTCGATGTCACAACGACAGACACCAACACATTGACGCTACAAGTCAATGCGAATGGGTACTACCGTCTGTCTGGAGGCTAGAAGCTATGAGCAACTACGCAGCTATAAAGGCGGTTCTCGATTCCGACGTTCCACTGTATGGTGGATTGGACGACACCGCCGCCGCAGCCGAGCTAATGGCCGAGGACAAGTCCTATAACCTGCCTGCTATGACAGGCAAGCAGGTTAAGGATGCGTTCGCCGGTAACGCAGCGGAGTGGACAGCTCTGACCGACGCGGACCAGCAGAAGATTTTGGCGCTGGTGGCAAGGGATGATTTGGATCCTCACGGCGTGGATGTAGACATCTTTTTAGATGCTTGTGCAGGTTTATGTCCAACCACCGTTGCAGCTCTAAACGCGGCTCGAACCATTACAACCTCCACGGCCTTTATTGAAGGCCTGGGGGTAGTATTGGCCATTCACGTTACATATGCGAGGAGTCTAGGATAATGGCTACAGCGACACAAAACTATGGCACCGCCACAGTTCTTACAGTTACCAATCTCCATTCGTTGGGTGACGATGCGTTCTGGCAATCCCAGGAGATAGACAACTCCACGGTGAAGGGTTTTTGGGCAGAGTTTTATCTAACGCTTGTCACCACAACAACAGCAGGCGATGTAAACGGAGTGGTAAACCTCAGGATGGGTCGCGGCCGGCTAACAGCAGAACTTACTGGCCAGCTAACAGGTACGGAAGGTAGTTATTCCGATACTCTGAATCTGGACTCCCGTCACACCCAGCCCATTGCTAGTTGGTCCTGTGATGCTAACGAAACAACTGCGCGTACTTACAAGTATGGCGCAGTTATTCACGACCTGCCAGAGTTCTTTGCATTCCTTATTGAGAACAAGTCTGGTACAGGCATTGCGGCGAGCGGAAATGAGGCAAGGGTAAGAGTGCACAAGTACGATTCGGCATAAGCATGGATTTTGTTGTCTACTACGGAGACGGTTCTACCTTTAAAGGTAGGCCGGAGGATGCCCCTGCGCACAACGTTCAGGCTATTGCTTTCGATGATACCGTTAAGGGTCCGGGGGCGGTCGGCCGCGTTGTGCTACATCAGTGGGACATCTACATTTTCTCCGATCTGATCGGCTGGCATGGCACGAATAAATATGCTGACCTGTTGCAGCATCTTGGGCAAGGTATTGGCATCGGTGGTGTCCGTGCCGTGCTGCAGGGTGCGTGGATTAGCCGTCAAGTGTATGACGAGATTTACCGACGCGCTAAGGACGACCCAGGCTTCAAGCGTAAGTCAGCGACTCGGCCTATTGCCGAGGATGGTGTCGCATGAGTTCTGCTGCCAATCCTGACCTTGTCCATTATCGATTCTGCACGCCGATCACTGGTGGTGCGCATGAGGCGTATACGCTTGTTGGTACCGAGGACAATAGCTACGAAATCACACTGGATTCCGACTACTGCCTGATCGTTAAGGTCACCAACGACGGCGACATGAGCGCCACCGGCGACTTTCAGCTTCAATATGATGTTGACGGCGGCGGCTTTAACAATGTCAATGCCACTTCGAGTAACGTACGCTCGGCCGCCTCCGGCGATACTGATGGCGCAACTGCGAACACTGAAAGACTTACTTCTCATTCGACACAATTTATCGGTTCGGAACTGGATGAAGTCGATGCCCTGTTCGCAACTAATTTGACTGGCGGCGTAAACCGAGAGTTTTATTTCGCCATCAACTTCCGTTCGGCAGAATTGAGCGGCGGCGAAACAATTACGTTCCAACTGCTGACTGGCGGCTCGGCATTTCCGACTGCGCATGACGTAACACCGACGGCCACAGTTCCGGCAGCCGCTGATCCTAATACCAGCGAATTGCCATCTACTTCTCTGACCGTAACGACCACGACGCATACGGCCGTAACTACAGAGAAACACCTCTCAAATCTGGCCAGTGCAACGCTGACCCTAGCTGTTACTACACATACGGTTGAGACATTCGACCCGAATACCTCTGTCTTGCCCTCAGTGTCCTTGACGCTTGCGATCACTACGCATACAGCGGTCGCCTCAGATAACAACTTTGCGGAGGGTGTCAGTGTTAACCTTACGTTGACGAACAATGCCCCAAGCGCAGAGGCAACCGAGCACCATTTAAGTCAGCCTCCGTCTGCTGCATTGACGCTGGCCGTTACCACACACTCGGCTATAACAACAGAAAAACATATTGCCGAGTTACCGTCTGCGTCGCTAACCCTGGCCGTTACCACGCATATTGTTGAGTCCGGGGATAACGATAGATCCGAGCTACCCAACATTGCGTTAACCTTAACGGTCACAACGCACTCAGCTATAACAACAGACAAAAATATATCACAGCTTCCAAGTGCATCGCTAACCCTGGCCGTTACCACGCATTCCGCAGTCAGTACTGATAAAAACATTTCCTCACTTCCAAGCGCCTCCTTAACGCTGGCCGTTACCACACATTCGGCCGTAACAACTGAGGACGCTGGCGGCAGCGCACAGACAGACGCCTATCCGTTGCGGCGCATTCCGTGGACACAACAGCCGCCCGGACCAGTTGGCATTGATTCATCGAACCCGCTGACGCGCGGCTTGCGTGTTGCCTATTGTCCGTGGGTAACGGATGCAGAGTCTGCCAGTGCGTTCGGCTTCAATGCGGTCAATAACGAGTTCTCCTTGCAGGCCGTGCAAGCTGCCGTTCCATTCCATGAGTCAACGGCGCACGGACTTGCCGATAAGAACTCTGGCTCTGTTGTTGCCACCGGTATGCGTATTTCTGGCGCTGTTGTTACCGGACAAAATCCATCAAGCATGTTATTGGTGCTTGCCGGACATAATCCCTCGACCAACGATACGTTGTGGGGAACTGGTAGCGGCGGTAGCGGTGCCGAGCAACGCCTCGCCTATAGCAGTGGCGTAATCCGCTGTGAATTTTCAAATGGAGGCACCAATACTGCATTTAGCGTTGTAACTGATAGCGTCCGCCACGTTGTCGGCTTTACCAACAGCGCCGCCCTTGGCCAGCACAAAGATTATGCGGTTTGGCACGATGGGGCGAAAGAACAACTGACTTCGGCCAGCAGTATTACCCCATCGGGTGACGTTGCACGATTCATGGGTGATCCGACCAGCGTTGGCAATCAACCAGCGTTGTCGCCATGCTTGCTTGGCTGTGCATGGGATCGCGAGCTGACCGATGATGAGGCGCAGTCCTTTAACGACAATCCGTGGCAGATATTTGAACCGCGTCGTGTTCCATTACTAATCGAATCCACCGCCGCCGCTGCTGCACAGACTGACGTCTATCCAATTCGTTACCAGCCATGCCGTAACATGCCCGACGGTCCAAGGCCGTTCGACGGCAGCAACATCTTCGGCCAGCATTGCGTTGCTGCCATCGTGCCAGCGTGGTCAGCGGTTCATGGTGATGATTCAGGTGCGGCGACTACTGATTTCGGTTCGATCCCGATTCTGAATACGCCGTATGTGATGCGCGTACGCGAGGTAGCCACTGGCGCGAATAGCCTGATGTACGTCAAGCAAGTGCCGTACATGGGCGGCATGGCATCGAGCGTGCGTGTCGAGCAGACCAGCGGCACTGAATATCTACATGCAAAAACACCGGCAGCCGAGTCTGATCTTGGTATGGAGTTGGGCGATGTAATGTCGTGCATTGCCATCTTCAGGCCACAAGGCGATGGCGCAATCGGCAGTGTAGATCCGAGGATCTATTGCTTCGATGATGGCAGCGGCGAGCAAGACCATAACTTGATGGTCGGCTCGAACAGTTCCAATACAGTGCGCACCAGAATTCGCACCGGCTCAACGACCAAGACAATCCTCGCTGGCCAAGTCCAGAGCGACGCATGGAACCTAGTCAGCGGCTTCGTATTTGAGTCGACGCCGGGTAACTACGCGGTCAACTGCCGTTCGATCCGTGAAGATGGCACGGCTGGTGTAGGCACGCCAAGCGCAACTGAGACGTCAGGCTATTCGCCAACCACAGGCCGCGATCAGACGCTATGGGCCAATGCGGTCGGCGGCAATCCGTTCGAGGGCGAGATCCTGTGCGTGTACTTTTTCAGAGATAACGCCTTTAACGATTTAGCATTGCTACGCGATCTGTTCGCTGATCCGTGGCAGGTGTTCCAGCCAGATCGGCGTCCATTACTAATTGAATCGGCAGCAGGAGCCCCGCCGGGAGAAAACAACACATCGCAATTGGCGACCGCCACTTTAACACTGACAAACAATGCGCCGCAGGTTGTAGTAACAGAGAAACATATTAGCCAGCTTGCCTCGGCCAGCTTGATTGTGACAGCGAATGTACCCGACGCGATAGCGACAGAGAATAATTATTCGACACTGCCAAGTGCGTCGTTGACGGTAACAGCTAATGCACCACAGGCGGTAACGACTGAGAAGCACCTGTCAACATTGCCTAGTGCAACGCTGACGCTTACACCAAATGCACCACAAGCTGTAACCACTGAGGGTGAGGTTTCGCTCCTGCCCTCAGCGGCCCTGTCGCTGACGCCGAACATACCCCAAGCAACAGCTACAGAAAAGCACATTTCAACGCTGACAAGCGCTGACATTACGCTGACAGCGCAGATACCGAGCGCTATCACGACAGAGAAGCACATATCGCAGATACCGAGCGCTTCTTTGGTTGTTACGGCCAACGCACCACAGGCCGTAACAACGCAAGGTGAGGTGTCGCTGTTACCAAGCATAAGTTTGACATTGATCCCGAACGCACCGCAGGCAGTAGTAACAGAGAAACATATTTCTCAACTGCCTAGCGCAAGCTTAACCCTAGCACCGAACGCACCACAGGCGGTAACCACTGAGGCCGCAGCGAATACTTCTCAACTGCCTAGCGCAAGCTTAACCATTACGGCCAATGTACCGCAAGCTGTAACAACTGAGGGTGAGGTTTCGCTGTTACCAAGCGTTGCTCTAACCCTTACCAACAACGCACCGCAGGCAGTAGTAACAGAGAAACATATTTCTACACTGCCAAGTGTGAACTTAACTGTTACGGCCAACGCACCGCAGGCAGTAGTAACAGAGAAACATATTTCTACACTGCCTTCTGCCTCGCTGACAATTACACCGAACGCACCACAGGCAATTACGACGGCTGGAGAAACTGTATTCCTGCCAAGTGTAAGCTTAACTCTTACTAACAACGCACCACAGGCCGTAACAACTGAAAAGAACATAGCAGTATTGCCAAGCGCAAGCTTGATCCTAACGCCGAACGCGCCGATTGTAGAGGTATTCAATCCGAACACCTCACAGATAGGCACGGCCGTAATAACGCTGACTCCGAACGCACCACAGGCGGTAACTGCCGAGCATCAAGTCGTAACGCTTCCCAGCGGCACGCTTACAATTACCCCGACATCTCCAAACGCTGTTACATCGGAGGGTCATGTAGTACAGTTGGCAACGGCCAGCATGATTATTACGGCCAATGCTCCGCAAGTATTTGTACCAGGAAACGAACTGACCGGGTACAACGACCCCGACGTGATAGATGTGTCGGAGACATACCAATTTATTCTTATAAGGTGAGATTGACATGGCCGTAAAAGTAACCACAGGAGTCCTTCAACCAATCAAACTGGCCTTAACTATTGGCAAGAATAAAACGCCGATAGATGCTGCGCCACTTAACCGAGTTACGATGGACATACTCGACCGTGACACGCTGGCCGTATTAGTTGCACTCGACAGCAATGTAGATGCCAATGTATTTTTTTGGGGCCGCACTGTGACAACGGTGAAGGGTGTTCCCTCCATATATTTGTTGGAGCTAGAGTTGCATAACTCCGGCCTACCAATACAAGAAAATCTTATAGCAAGACTTACTTTGTATGACGCAGCCACCCCATTGGGTACTGCGTGGAAACAGTTTGCAATTAACAGTAGATAGGAGGCCGACATGCCTACCAAAAAACAGAAGATTACACTCGGCAGCTTGGCTGCAATATTCTTAACGGCGGCGGCCGTAATCTCGTCAGGCAGTGATATAGCTGACAAGGTTGATCCGTACATCGTTACTGAGGCCGAGGCCGAGGAAGTGCATGCAGTAATGATGGCCGAGGGCGGTGATGCAAAGCAAACACAGGCGGGCTTTAATGCTTATACACTGTCGCAATTACTCGAACAGGAAATTGCCATTCTCAAGTTGCAAATCGAAATCGAAAGTGATGAAGATGAATTGGCATTGTTGAAGGCCGAGCTAAGGTCCAAGCAACAGTTCATACGTAAGTTGCAAGAAGAAGAACGCAGACAACTATTAGAAGGAGCAGGATAATGGCAAGCAACTTTGAGTTGGCCGTGGCCAATGTGTTAGAGCATGAAGGGGGTTTTACTGACAACAAACATGACCCCGGAGGTGCAACCGACTTCGGCATAAGCCTGCGCTATTTGAAAGACCTGGCTGATGCAGACGGCGACGGTTTTCTTGATGGAGACATCGACAAGGATGGTGACGTGGACCGGGACGACATTAAAGCAATGACGCGGGTCGATGCGAAAAGGTTTTATCGAAAGAACTGGTGGCAGGCGTACAAATACGATAACATTGATAACGCTGGCGTGGCCGTTAAGGTGTTGGATATGTCCGTCAACATGGGAGGCAAGCAGGCCCATAAGCTTGTGCAGCGTGCCCTGCGTGCTGTTGGTGTAGAGGTAACAGACGACGGTGTCCTCGGCCCGATAAGTTTTGCAGCTATCAACACGGCCACACCAAAACTGCTCATACCTGCTCTGAGATGTACACAGGCAGGCTTTTACTATGCCTTGGTTATGCGCAACAATGCTCTGCGCAAGGCCGGAGTTAGACGGGCGTCCGGGAAGAAATATGAAGACCTGGCCGTGTTTCTAAAGGGCTGGCTTCGCCGCGCCTACTCTTAAATGGAGTGCGAGAAATGGGAGAAGTAACAGTGTCAATAGATTTGGTGATAGGAATTTTACTCGGGGTTCTTGTGCCCACGTTTATATGGGCGATGAAAATGTTTTACATGACCAGGCAATTGCGAGACATGCACTTGGATCCCGACGAGCATGATTTTGGAAGCAAGGACACGCATGCGATGCTGGCCGAGCACTTTGAAACAGAGATGGCCTACCATCAACAATACATTGAGTCGAACAGAGCACTACGTCATATAGTGCGCGAGTTGTCACATTTCATGCGCTGGATGGTAAAGGAAAGTACTGGCAACGAACCTCCGCCATACGTCCGAACAAACGGCGACCCTGAGTACTAGAGGAGAACAACATGACTGAAGTAATAAGCAAATGGCTGGCCTCCGTTTTGGAATGGGCCGAGGCCCTGCCTGTACAGGGTTGGGCAATTTTGCTCGGCCTCTTGTTTGGCTTTGTAGTTACGCAGTGGGTCAAGCGCACGATACCAATGTCTGTGCTATTCCCAGACATGCCAAAGCAAGGCCACGTTGTAATACTGAGAGCGTTGGCACTGGTGTCTGCGTTTATTCCCACATACATACTGTGGCCACCCGACCAGTACGAAATATGGGCCGCGCTTGCAGTTGGATTCACGTCGCCTACAGTTTACCGGCTCATAAGCTTTTTCACGTATAAGAAGTGGCCAGCGCTGGAGGCTAGATGGAGTGGAACAGAATGAAGTATTTGAAATGGATCGGTGCCTTTATTGTGTTTGTGGTAGGTATGCATTTTGTGTCTGCAAGCAGGCGCCACAAACAACGCTCGGAGGCAATAACAGAAAGGGAGATAGGCGAGCTTGCTAAGGGCAAGAAAACCAATCTCAAAAAAGCCACCAAGTTAGGAGCCAAAGCCGAAGTGCTATTCAACAAGTCAAAGAAATCGAAAGCGGCGGCCGAGGAACGTGTCAAACAACTGGAGAAAAGCAATGCGACTAATCTTGCTGATCGTATGCGCGAGTTTAATAAGCGCCTGTGAAACAGCGCCGCCAACCATAACGTACGACTTCGCAACCTTTAAGGCTGTGGAGGCCGAGCCTACGTACCCGTCTTCGCTTCCTAGCATACCGCCCCTGGAATGCTATCCGAGCAATGAACAATGCGATGTCGTCGGATACACGCGGGCTAGTGACATTGATGCATTGGAGGCGCATAAGGAACTCGCCATCGGTAATACTGAGGTGGCTGAAGCTAATGCAATGGCGCTGGAGGTTATGCTCGACAGGGAAGAAGCAATACTGGCGGCTGCCAAGGCGCAGGAACAGATAACAAAGCTACGTGAGGAACAGTTGGCCTGGGAGCGTTCCGAGCGCTTGCGGGAGAAGTGGTACTACCGCGTGCTCCTTGTGGCGATCGGGGCCGCAGGGGTCTATGCCGCTTCCGATTAGTGTAGGCCTGCTGTATAGTTAAATAACCAACCCGGCTTCGTTGCCGGGTTTTTAACAGCTAGAATATGTACACCATGCCAACCGGAGATTAAACATGGCCGAACCAAAGACGGAACTAACAACGTTGGACCTCTGCAAGATGTTTGGGGTCACACGTACAACCATTTACAACTGGAGAAGGAAGGGTCTGCCGTACTATAAGCTTGGCGGCAACGGCCTGTCTGATCCAACAAGGTATGAGCTGGATGCCTCTGTGGCTTTTGCTAAGGAGATAGGTAGGGAACCTATCAACACAATTTTCTAATTCCAATCCGTATAGTTACTATAAAGGCCTCCCCCTCTCTCTACTATGTAGAGTAGAGAGGGGGAGGCTTAACCAAATAGATTACGCGAGGCCAGGTCTACCAATGGATTTTATAGACACAAAAAACTTTTTACTTGGGGCAGGATTTGATAACAAACAATGGCGAGAGCTAAAAGCCATCTGCGAAATACGACAAGGGAATTACTCCGCTAAGGCCAGTGCGTCTCAGCAAGCCGAGATCGACGTAGGAGACGAGTACTGCCGACTGTTCTACGACCGCCTTACCGACATACTGCTCAACCATGAAAAGATCGGCGTTGCTCCGCTGGGGGTTTTGAAGAAAATGCAGCCCAAGCAATTTGCAATGGTTGGTAAAGTAGCGGCCTTCCTTTACCAACTGTCGTGTGAATGGAACCCCACCAAAGTACGCGGTCGAAACTTTGCCATAGGGGTATTCCATTTGTATGTCAAATTGACAGTTGAGTATCTCAGAGAGTGTCGGGTGCCTGTGTCAGCGAAGGCCGTATTACAGCACCCAGACAAGTTTGTTGGATTGGTTGACAAAGCTTTTCCAAGCTATGTCAAACATGGCCTAATTCACGTAGTCGTTTTGGGAGATAAGCGCTCGACACTGTCGGCCTGACAGCTTGGTCAACGCAGGCCTCTTTGACACATTTTCTGTCAACAGAAACGGTCTATAAAACGTACCAAAAAGTGGCGCAAAACCGCTGAAATCGAGCGTTGACAGCGGTTTGACAGCTTTTCCGACCCAACTAAATTCCTTTGATCAACAATAACTTACCGCCCCCCACCGAAGAAAGTTTACATCTGGTATTGACCGCAGACTTTATATAGCGGCATTTGCGGGTTATGGACACAGGTACGACAAACAGCACGACGCGCAAACGGGCGACCTTGATTGGCCTCGCCATTTTTGCGGCCTTGCTTTTTGGTGGCCACGACGTAAGCCGCAACACTTCGATGCGGCATTTCTTAAACGAGAGATACTCGGCCGAACACGTCATCGGTGAAAGCACGCGGTACACGGATGTACTGAAGGGTACTGGCACAGGTGGCCAGCGTCCTGTCGTAAAGCAACAAACTCCCGGAGCAGGTGATGCAGAGGTGCAAGGCTTAATACAGGGATTCGACTCCCGGCCTACTGCCAATCCCAAGCTGAATTCCAATTGCGGAAATCTCAGCGCTAGAAAGTAGGACGTTAAAAAGTCCGACGCCGGTAGGGAAGTGCGAGACGAATAAAAAGTGGAAGCGCTCCACTTTGAAGATTGCGGCGGTGTTTGTAGTTTGTGCAAGCCGCTCCCACGGACGGGACACGCAATATAAAGTGGAGCCGGGATACATCACCCAACGCACATGGAACGACTGAGGACTTAGCACCCCTTGGCAAGTGCAACAAAAAACTGAGCAGGCCGTCCGGCCGACACCCAAACGTTGATTCGTAAACTGGAACCGCGTCGCGCAAGCGATGGCCTGCCTAGTTAAAAGCGCATTCGTGAGAGTGTGCTTTTAGGTAGGCAAAACTTTTAACCACAACTGGAGTACGACATGAGTATTAGAAATGACAAACGAGCAGCACGGCTATTCCGTTTAGTAGCAAAAGAGCTTATCGACTATTCGGCCGACGAGGAAACGTACGGCGAAGAAGAAGATATGTATGTGGACGACGCGCAGGATTACAAAAAGCTTGCAGCAATGTGCGACCAGCACGATCCCGAAAAGGCTATCGACTTTTACGACGGCCTGGACACTGCATCGCGCGACCACTTTTTTGATTTCTTAACATCGGCACAAGCTGAGTGGCTCGACGGCTACTTAGAGTACTAACCACAACCAACACAAGTGAGGGCATCACATGAAAACTTATAAACTTATTTACTTGGCCGACGGCGGCCTACGTACTTTGGAATACACGGATCGCTTTGCACGCGATTATCATTTTTACGAAGTGGGCGGCAAGGAGCGCTTGATGACAACAGTCGGCGACGGTTGCTACGAGCGCTTGATGCATGTATGCAAGGACGGCCGCCATCGCACAGTCGGACAGTATCCTTCCTTTACACTCGGCAGGGACTGGAGCGAAAGCTTGCAGGAGAAGTACAAGGAAGCGCTTGCCGAAGTACGCGGCGAGACTGTGTACAACGAAGAAACGTACAACAAAGCGGTAGACGCGATGGCCGAGCAGGTCGTTGCAATGGTGCAAGAGGATTACCCGGGCGACGTAGAAATGCAGCGAGGCGAGGCTGGCAATTACTTAGGCACGGCCATCGAAGACATCCAAACCAACATTGACAATTTACTCGACTAACAGTGAGGAGTAGGACCATGGCAAAGCAAATCAATATCACAGTATCGTATCGCATGCAGCGCGCCTCGGCCGAAGTATGTGAGAAGGTTGGCCAGCCGCTCGGCAGCATCGAAGTACTCGACAGCGATGGTTTCCGCGACAGTTTCTATGAGACTGAGGAAGAAGCGGTGGAAGGAACTGGCAACAGTGTCGCAGACATGCTCGGCCTTAGCGGCGGGATCGCGCTCGGCACAGTGGCAGTCGAAGTGGTAGACGTTGAGTGAGCAACTCGAGGCCGTCCCTGCGGCGGCCTCTTTGATGCTTATTCCAAGCATTACAAAGTGAGGGCGACTCACAGAGGAGAAGGAAAATGAAAACCCAAGTAACGTTTTACAAGCACGGACAGATACAGCGGCAAATAACCAAGCCGAACAGAGAGAAGGCCATGGCAATTGCCATGCAGACGTTAGCCATTGCATTGGAAGAGCTTGCACTGGCAGAAAAGTCTTTCACAGTGGAGGCCAACTTTCTAACACGGCACGACTGGTCTTGCACTGTATTCTCGGGCCGCACTGCAACATCCGAGGACGAGGCGTTCGGTGTAACAGTGGAGAAGGCACGTGGCTAACGAAAGCAACTGGCTGTTCAACTTTGAGCTCATCCCACTCTCACCTTCGCAGCGCAGGAGCATCGAGCGCCTGTGCGATTACATTGCGGAGGGGTGCAGTGGCATTGGTGAGGAATCGATCACGCAGGTTGAGGTAACTGAGGCAGCGTATCGCGGTGAGTTTTGGGTCCGCATAAGGACTGAGCATGTAGCGAGCCCGAATACGTTGCTGTCTGCACTGTGTGATCAATGGTGGTTTGTACTTGTTGGGAAACGTGGCGGCCTCACGGCGCACCAATATCCCGACTCGTACAAACAATTTATAGGCGCTCGCCGTTTGCACCATAGCGGCTGCCGCTTTGTTAAGTGAGGGCATTACTATGAAAAAGTCTAACAAAGAAATACGGAAGGAAGTTACATCCACAATCCTCGAGGCACTGCGCAAGGGTACAAGCCCTTGGCAGCGGCCTTGGACTCCCGAGGGCGGGGATATGTGGCCACACAATTGTATCACCGGGCATAACTACACAGGCGTGAACTTTCCTGTGCTGTTGGCGATACAGTCAAACAAGGAGTACCCGACCGCGCAGTGGTTGACGTTTAACCAAATGCGCAAAGCAGGCGGCCGCTTGCGCAAGCTTGAGGATGGCGAGAAGCAACGCGCCTCCTACGTTGTATTTGCCAAGCCGCTTATCGTTAAGGATCGGACCGACCCGGAGAAGAAAGTGAAGATTTTCTTCCTGCGCCAAACGCCGGTGTTTAACATTGCGCAAACGGAAGGTGTCAAACTTCCCAAGCGCGAGCTGCCTGATCCCAAGTTAGCTAAGGCCAAGCCGGATAGCAAGATCATCCGCGAGACCAAAGCGTTTATGAAGGATGTGGGTGTGAAGGTACGCTACAATGGCGGCCGAGCATTTTACAGCTTGACGAAGGATGTTGTAGAGCTGCCGAAGCCGGAGTCGTTTAAGGAGGCGGAGGGTTTCGCTGCTACTGCATACCACGAGACCGTGCATTGGACTGGTCACAAAGATCGGTGCGGCCGGGATATGAAAGGAACGTTCGGCAGCAAGGACTATGCGTTCGAGGAACTGGTTGCAGAGCTAGGCTCGGCAATGCTGTGCCACAAGCGCGGCGTGAGCAGTGAGCAACCGCAACATGCCAGCTACATTAAAAGCTGGATTAAAAAGCTTGAGGAAGATGAGCAGTATATTTTCAAAGCTGCGAAACTTTCCGAGGCTGCACTTAACCACCTGTTGCCGGAGACGGCACGTAAGCAGGAAAAGGAGGTGGCATGAAAATCATATATGGAGAAAAGAGCGAAGCAAATGATTTTGTGTCGGGAGGTTGGCAGCGTTATGTGACGTTGGAAGATGGTCGCATGTTTAATGTCTCGCTTTCACGAGGCCGCCGTCGTCGTATTGCGTATAAACCCCGCGGACAGAACATTGGCTTTGAGTGGTGGGCCTATTGTAGCGAAGTTGTTATTGCAGAAGGCCGCCGCTTTCCTCAGCAGGTGAAACGGTATCCTGTTATACAGGTCGATAAATCAAGCGGTGTGCGAGGCATACTGAAACATCACAAAATTTTGAAGTGAGGGCATTACTATGACAAGCATTGAAATTGAAACAGGGTCTGAGGGCCCGAGGCACGACCCGTACGGTTGGGAAGAAATAAAAGTGACACGATCGAACGGGGATGAGGTAACACTACACAGCGGCCTTAGCAGTTGGGTTGATGTAAACGGCGAGAGGTTTTCGTATGCGGTAGCCATTGCGTTTCCCAATAAGGATAACGAGTGGCAATTGCTTTGCGAAAAGTTTGAGGAGTTTGCAGGCTGTAGTCCAGCCGCCGCGCACAAGGCATATGGTCGTGTGCGGTATTCGTGTGACAAGTGTGGCGCATTTGACGACGTAGTAGAGAAGAGCGGTTTCCCCGGCGAGACCATCGCCGCCTGTCGGCAGTGCGGTTCTGTAGTTTATTCCGACTTTAACGAGTCGGCCATTATTTAGTGAGGGCATTACTATGACGATGAAAATTGACAAAGCAACAGTGGAAGACCTAGTACCGCATTTTCTTAGCACGAAATTTGCGGCCTTCAAAAACGGCGACACAGTAAAGCTATGGATAAGGAATAGCTTCGCGTCGTTTAATGCGGACGGCATCCACAGTATGCTTGCCGAACGTTGGGAACAGGTCGCTCGCATTGAGGAGTGCCGCATTACGGGCACCAACCAAATGTGGGTTACCGAGTCGGGCAGGGATTGTGACTGCGTACAATATAGCGGTTACATGCATAAGTGCGAGGCCACGTTGGCCGCGTATTACAAGCTATACGACGAAATCAACAGCTATGCTGATGGGCCGTTTAGCTTGCGCCCAGTAACGGAAGAAGAGCGCGAGGAAATCCGACCGCAAAGTCGGGACCTCGCAATGGAGGCCTACGAGGATGGCCACTCGCATGTTGTTTCGGCAGTGCGGTTTGATGAAGATGGAGTATACTGATATGGCAAGCGGACCAACAACAATTAGGGCTAGGCAGATTGGCGACCAGCTGGGGCTGGTTACAACTATATTCCGCAGAGAGCGGCAGGCGTTTGATGCATACTTCCAAGTCTACACGGTAGGCCACATCGACAACGAGTTTGGACAGGGCTATACCGTGTTACGGCATTCAGGACCTTGGAATGATGAGCAAGCGGCAATTCGGCAGTTTGATGCATGGGCCAAGAAGGCCGAGGAGGCAGCATGAAATACAAACCACACGAGTACGTTTGCATCGCAGCATGGGGAAGGCGCATGGGCTCCTTCAATTATTACATCACGGCCGAGCAAAAGAAGGCAGCGGCAGATGAAGCGCCGATCACTGCCATCTATGAGCGGGACGGTGTGTGGAGTGTTGCTGAGGATATCCGCGACCCGGCACACCGCAAAGCCATCCTCGGCAGCATGTATGTCGAAGAGGAGCATGGTCAGTACGGTGCGGAGTGGGACGTAAAAGAAGATCGGTGGGACAGGCTTCCGCGTGTCTGCGCCGCGTACGAGTTTACATACCACCGTGCAATCCTGCTTTATAGGGGGGTGGCTGGATACACCGGCGTGGCCTCCGACTTTGATGTAGAGCGGTTTAACAAGCAGAGAAGCATCACAACCGAGCAGGTAATGGCCATGCTCAATGGCTCAATGTTCGGCTGGGAAACAGAATCCGCCGATCCACTTAACTGCAAGGAGGGATCATAATGATTGACGTAGGTGATAGGGTTGTCGTTAACTTCGGCCGTGCCGCAGTTAAGTCGGAGTTGGAGGCATGCGAATACGGCAGCTATGAGGACCATATCAAAGCTGACGGCACACGGGAGGAGCCCTACGACACGGGCCGCCTGCACTTGGTGGAACTACTGCAACGCGACAAGCGCAAAACGCAGGTCTACCTGCAGACATCCGCGGAGATACAGGAGTTCTTCCGTGGCGCATGCACTGGGACGTTCGGACTGTACCATCTCCGTACGTTACAGCGTATTTACAAGCAACTGGCGCCGTTCGTTGACGCCGATACGCTTGGGCGCATACCTTACCGTACGCTCGGGCATTGAGTGAGCAACTCGAGGCCGTCCCTGTGGCGGCCTCTCTGGTGCTTATTTTGTAGCATCGTTTTTACTGAGGGCATTACTATGATGGAACGACAATTGGTACACGTTATAACGGAAACATTGGAGGCCGAGTTTCGTAACAGCATCGAGGGGTGCATACCCGATTTGATGGAGGCCGCCTCCCAAGGGGATATGCTATACAGCAGGGAACCAGACGAGGACTTTCGGGACAATGTTTATGATTACGCGGCCGACCGCTCCTACGACACGTTTCCTAACGTACCGCATGAGGATCGCACAGCCATGGCAAAACGAATCGCAACTTACTTCTGCGGAGGTGCATGATGTCGACACAGAAAAAGAAACCAGCGAAGTACAACACCGAGGCCGGCTTAGATAAAGAGTTGTTGGCGTACCGCGAAGACGCCGAGTTTCCGATGATACGGCACCCGCTAGTCTTTGCCGTGCCGTTTTTTGAGCATGCTGACGAGGTGACCCGGCTTAACAAAATGCTGGTCACGAAAAAGGAACAGTGTGACAAAGCACTGGCCGCGCATGAATGGAGCAGGTTTGTGTTCCTGCATGAAAGGCCTTACCGTGTAGAGGCTTTCCAGGAAGTGCAGGAGAACCTGAGCGATCGGGATTACTGGCCTTTGCTGCGCGAGGTTTGGTGTGACAGCGAAAATATATTTCAAAATGCTATGCAGTGGTGGGAGATGTTGACCACCCCGCGTCAGCGCAGGACATTGTTCACCCCTTGCGAGGACCGGCCGGCATTGAAGAAGATGCCAGAGATGCTGCATGTTTACCGAGGCGCCCAGCAAATTGAAATGCATGGCCATTACCTCGGCTATTCGTGGACGTTGAACAGGGACAAGGCGGAGTGGTTTGCTACACGCCTCCACCGCCCCTCGGACGGCCTTGCTGTGATTGCTAGTGCCGATGTGCTGAAGGAATATATTGTCGGTTACATTAATGCACGTGGCGAGCAGGAAATAGTTGTCGAGCCGAAGGAACTGCAACACCTGGCCTGGGAGTCGGTAGAATGACTGTAACAGGGAGTAAAGATTGTGTTCGCGACCAGTGCCCTGGCACAGCACTATTCGACACGGCCTGCGGCGATTACGTTTGTTCACGTTGCAACCACCACGAAAAAGGACTCTGCTCTGTTTGTGATTGGGATCCAGCAGACGAGCAGGAATATACTGAGGATCCTGAGGAGGCCATGCGTGGAGCATAGCGAACTGCTACATCTGCCGTTTGCAAAGGGACGGATCGAAAACGGCTTGGCGCCTGCACCGAGGATGGCTCGGCGCGGGATACATAAGCGCTTCTCAGAGGCCCTGTCTGTACTTGCAGGGCGTTCTATTGCAGTGCGTTGTTACGAAGACAAGGACCCGCCCGAAGGGGCGGACAAGTACGTAGACGGCACGGTGGGGCATCATCCGATTGTCCCACGGCAGGCCGAATCAAAAAAAGCGACTGTATAGTTGCTTGGTGAGGTGTCATAACTTGGAGAACAAAATGACAACGAAGAAAACCAGCAAGAAGAAAACCAGCAAGAAGAAAACCAGCAAGAAAAAAGTGGTCGCGAAAAAGGGCCCGCGCAATGATGAGGAAGGTATGGCCAAGGTAGCCGCCAATCTTAAGAAGGGCGCAAAGAAGGCGAGCAAGAAGAAGGCGAGCAAGAAGAAGGTAGCAGCAAAGAAGGCGCCTAGTAAAGCCGCAAAGGCTCGCGCCAAGGTAGCCGCCAACAAGAAAGTGGAGGCCAAGCTCGTCGGGCCTACTATTCTGCACACGGGTAAGCTGTATGAGATGAACCCGAAGAACATTGTCGTGCAGGACGGCTTCAATCCCCGCATAGATATGGGAGATATGGCCGCGTTGATGAAGTCGATTAAACGTAACGGTGTCAAGCAACCGATTACCGTGCGCAAGGTCGGCCAGCATTACGAACTCATCGACGGCCACCGTCGCCTTATCGCTGCCAACAAACTTGCACTTGCTAAGGTCCCGGCACGGATCGAATCCGGCAAGCTGTCAACTGAGGAGATGCTGAACCTCGCGTTGGTAAGCAACGACGGCAAGCCGCTCGCACCTGTTGAGGAGGCCGACGCCTTCCGACGTTTGGTGAATGGCGGGTGGACGCCTCGTGCTATTAGCGTGGCAACAGGCAAATCGCTGCGACTGGTTAAGGATCGGCTGACGCTTATATCGGCGCACCCGGACGTGGCCGCGGCTATTAAGTCTGGTAAACTGTCGATAGGGCTTGGTCTTGCTATCGCCAAGAAAGCAAAGACCAGCAAGAAGAAGCAGGCCAAGAAGGTGAAGGAAGCAACGCGCGGCGCTACTGCACAAAAGCGTATCGCAGCGCAGTTGGGCAAGGCCTCGTTGAAGACGAAGTTCGACAAGCGCAAGCTGGCCTTGCAAAACCGCTTGAACAAGTTGCTCGGTATAGTTAATAAGCGACGCAAGAAAGCGGACAGACTCCCTGCTAGGTTGGCCTCGCAGGTTACGCACTTCAGCAAACACAAGGATAAGGAAGTGCGCGCCGCGTTCGTCGCAGGAGGCTTGTATGCTATTACCGATGTGATGGCTACAGCCAATGCAAAGAAGAAGACGACGAGTGGTCGTACTGCTACTGGTAAGCAAACCAGGCAGGTCCGGCCGAAGTAATATGGCGTGAAAACAGTAGCGCCTAGGCAGGTGGAGGTTGTGCCCGACGGGGACGGCTGTGGAAGCCTGCCGAACTAAATTCCAAGTGATCGCCCTCACTGGATAGAGAGGGGCAAGGCTTGCCACATCGGATTTGGCCTTGTCCCTTTCGCTTCGGGGCGGCACTTAATTTACGAGGGTAGGAAATGACAAAAGTGTTGAGAGTGTTGAGTGTGTTTTTAACTGTGGACGGCGAGGCCAACGTATGGGGCCCTGGCCACTGGAGCGTGTTCGTTCGCTTTGCTGGTTGCACTGTAGGGTGCAAGTGGTGCGACACCAAATATAGTTGGAATGCCAAGGGAGGCGAGGCCTACGAACCGGAACAACTGTTGGAGATTGTGAAGCTTGTCGGTAAGCAAGTGCGCAAGGTAACTATAACTGGGGGAGAGCCGTTGGAGCAGGCCTGGCCGACGCTAATACGCTTTATCGCAAAGCTATTAGATGCTCGCTATAACGTCACAATCGAAACGGCAGGCACGCAAGACACCTTGAAGTTTCGGCAGGCGCTGGTTGATAACATCCCCAGCCTTTCTATTGCGCTAGGCCAGCTTACGTTTGTGGTTGACTACAAGCTTGAGAGCAGCGGATACAGCGGTACTATGGACCCGGATCACTTTGCAAATCTCAAACGCGGCGATGTTGTAAAGTTTGTGATCGGCAACATCGCCGACTTCAATGAGGCCGCCACGGTAGTGCACTATTTAGACAAGCGTTCGCAGTTTCTTGCCGCTATGTATTTCTCACCACAGGATGGGGGCGAGTGGTCGCCCTCAGATTTGTTTTATGCAATGAAGGAGGCCGGCCTGGATCAAATTGGTGTCGGTTATAACTTGCAAATGCACAAGGCTATCTTCCCTGTTAGTTTTAGGGACGAGGAGGAGGGAGGGGTCGACTTTACTAAGGCCACGCTTGGCCGAGAGGAATATCTAAAACGCATTAAAGAGTGAGGGCGCAATGGATAAGAAGAAATTATTGTTAGTGGATTTTAATAATCTGCTATTCCGTAGCGTGTTTGCACATGACACGCTGTCATTCCAAGGCTTGTTTACAGGCGGCCTGTACGGTGCCATAGATATGATGTGCAGCACCGTCAACCGCTACAACATTGATCGAATTATTATCTGCCACGACACGAAACCATACTACCGATCGAAGTTCTACCCTAAGTATAAATCGGACCGGCAACAGGCCGACAGGTTTGATGAGGATCGGTTAATGCAGATATCGACGTCTCGTTCTCAGCTGGCCTCGTTGTTTGTTTCTTTCCACTTTCCTACAGCATGTACGGAAGGCTTTGAGGCGGACGACTTTATTGGTCATATATGTAGGCGGTCGAGTGTTCGGTACAAGCAAATTTTTATAATGTCCAACGACTCGGACTTCTTCCAGGTACTGACCCCTCGTATATTCCTTTGCAAGACAGGCGGCCTGTACGGTCGGGTTGATTTTGCTGAGGAGTATCCTGGAATTAAACCAAAGGTCTGGCCACGTTGTATAGCGTTAAAGGGATCGCACAACGGAGTTCCAGGTATAAAGGGTGTCGGCGATGTAACAGCTTATAAGGCCGTGCTCAACAAAATGACGGACAGGGAAATCTTTGAGAAGTGGCGTGTACGACGGTCGGATATAAAACTAAGAACTGATCTAGCCACCTTCCCGTTTCCCCTTGTTGAAGATCCTCCTACAGTGCCAGCCCATGCCATTCGTTACAACGCCGCCAAGTTCCAAAAGCTTTGCGACAAGTACGGCATTAATTTTAAGGATGATTTTCACAGGGCGATGATGCGACTGGCCACGTAGCATGGCTGTTGATAACAAGCTCTCAGGAGCGCTGCAAGAAAATATTCTCACGTTATTGTGCTTCGACGACGAGGCCTGCCCTATTGTAATAGCTGCAATAGAGCCGAACCTATTTGAATCGGCTGTGTACAGGCACGTCGCCGATACAGCAATAGCCTATTATCGCAAGTATAAGAAAGCGGTGGCCGAACATCTGCCCGATTTGTTGGAGGATCGGTTAGCTGGTAAACGCGCCGAGGCCCGCATGTATGAGGACCTGTTAAACGACCTCTACAGCATTAAGGATGGGATCAACCGCAAGTATATACTAGACCAGCTTCAAAGCTTTGTAAGACAACAGAGCATTCGTCGCAGCATCATCCTCGCTGCCGAGGAGTTGCAGCAAGGCCGCCTCGATAGCGCCGAGCGCATTATCACTGAGGGAGTGAAGCGCAGGATAACGGTATTCGACAAAGGCCTGTCGGTAGCTTCGGCTATTACTAGCCATACACTGTACGACCCGCAGCAGGAACTAATAAAGACTGGCATAGCTCCGCTAGACCAGGACGGTATTTGCCCTGCACCTGGGGAACTGTTCACAGTACTTGCGCCGCCGAACAGGGGCAAGACGTGGTGGCTGATGGCTATAGGAAAGTTTGCGGCCTTGCAACGTAAGAAAGTACTGCACGTCACGTTGGAGATGTCGGAGGAGAAAGTAGCTCGACGCTATGTGCAATCGTTCTTCTCAATGACTCGCAGGCCGGAAAGTTTTAAGGTGCCGTTAATAGAGGTGGACAAGTCGGGCCGCTTCACTGGCCTGCGTTTCAAGCAACTACGTAAGCGGCCGTCGTTGCTCGATCCCAAGGCCCGTAAGCGACTAACAACTAGGGCGGCCACGTTCGGCAAGAAGTTCGAGCGTATACTGGTGAAGCAGTTTCCAACCAACCAACTAACAACGGACGGCCTGTACGCTTACTTAGAAATGCTGGAACTGGAGGAAGGTTTCTCGCCCGACTTAATGATCGTCGACTATGCCGACCTCATGAAAATCGACTCGCAGAACGTTCGAGTAGACACTGGCCGAGTGTACAAGGATTTGCGCGGCCTTGCTGTTGATCACAACATAGCAGTGGCGTCGGCGTCTCAAAGCAACAGGCCTGGAGAGGACAGTAAGATTCTCACGATGAAGCATTTTGCAGAGGATTACAGCAAGGCCGCCATAAGTGACAATATCGTCAGCTATAACCAAACCAAAGAAGAAAAGGAACTCAATTTGGCTAGGTTGTTTGTGGTCAAAGCACGAGACGAAAGCAGTGGCCAGCAAATACTTATATCCCAGGCATACACGTCTGGGCAATTTGCTCTAGACTCAGTGAGGCTCGGCGCCTCAAAGGACTATTGGAACGAAGTTGAAAGCGTACAATGACAATCGCTAAGAAAGCACTGGCCAAATTCCTCAACCGAGATTTAGAGGATTGGACATTTCTTAAGCAATGGTGCCGCAAAGACTTGTTGAAGGAATTGCAAGAGCTGCCTGTGCGGCCACGTATAACCTCGCCATTCAAACACTGGCATCATCAACTTGTCGGCCTGCTACTGTTTTGCCTATTCGACGGTTTCTTGCTGTTTATGAATATGGGCACTGGCAAGACCCGCATTCTTCTCGAGGCCTTTGCTTATAGACGTCGAGCAGGCGAGGCCAACTGTGCACTGATAGTAGCGCTGAATGATGTGAACGTGTATTCAATCGAGGACGACGCTGCCGTACATACCCCGCAGTTTACGGTGGCCACGCTAACCACTGGCAGTAGCATTAGGAATTGGAAATTGTTAGAGGGCAGCGATGCCCATGTGTTCGTTGTTAGTTACCCGGCCCTGCGTGCAATGCTCACGGGCAAAGTAAAACGCAAAGGCCGAAGTGTGCAGAGGGCCGAAGAACGTTTGGTGAAACGACTGTGCAAGATAATCGACTGGGCGGCCTACGACGAAATACACAAGGTGAAAAACCACCAGGCCGTCACCTTTATGTGCTGCAAGTACATTAGCAAGCATACGCCATTCCATTACGGTAGTACTGGCACGGCCTTCGGGCGTAACCCGGAGGACCTGTGGGCCGAGTTCCTACTGTGCGACAAGGGTGAGAGCTTGGGAACAACTTTAGGTCTATTTCGTGCGGCCTTCTTTACAGAGAAAACGAACTATTGGGGAGGCAAGGACTACACATTTGATAGGCGGCAGAAACCAGAGTTTCAAAAAGCTATAAGGCACCGTTCTATTTACTACGGCGATGCAGAGGTTGGCGACATGCCTAAGCGCAGAGCACAGAAGATTTTACTGCGGCCGGAGAAGGCACTATCCACGCATTACAATGAGGCCTTGGAGGCGTTGCAACATGCCACCCGTAATGACGACTTGGAGAACAACTGGGTACGGTTGCGGATGATATGCTCGGGCTTTATTAGCTACAAGGACGAGGACAGCGATCGCATTCAAATTGAATTACCGAATAATCCGAAGCTGGCCGCGCTGGAATCGTTTGTTGAGCAGGTGCCGCTGGATGTTAAAGGGATAATTGTGCACGAGTTTGTTTACAGCGGCCTGCTTATTGAGCGCACGCTAAAAGAACTCGGCCACCCATACTTTACACTCAACGGCAAGACTAAGGATAAGCGGTCGGCCTACAATAACTTTAGGAAGGACAATAAGCACCGGTTCCTAGTTATGAATTGGAAGAGTGGAGGGACAGGCGGCAATTACCAGGTCGCTCCCTACATGCACTTTTACGAGTCGATGGTATCGCCGATCGAGCGCAAACAGACTGAGTACCGAATTCGCAGGCGCGACAGTTCCTCCCGTCGCGTGTACTATAGCGACCCCGTTATCAAGGGGAGCGTGGAGGAAGACATACTGGCCTACCTTAAAGAGGGCCGGAATTTGTACAAGGAGCTAATGCATGGCGGCCGACATAAAAAGGCTATTAGAAAGTTATAATATCGAGTTCGTAGAAAGCGGGCCGAACGTTGCGAAAGGCAACATCAATATTCAGTGCCCGTGGTGTGGCATTGAGGATCGCTCACATCACTTAGGAATAAACCTGGCCTCAGGTATGTGGGGATGTTGGCGCAGCCAACAACACCGGGGAAGATTGCTCTCAAAGCTGCTCGTCAAGCTGACTGGTATTTCCCAAGCAGAGGCTCGACGCGCTGCACAAGAGGGCGAGTCAATAGCAGTGCAGCCCGATGATTACGAAAAAGCGCTGTCAGGGCTGACAGAGGGCGTCAATACGGCTGAGAGCACGCCCCATTCCGAGTCGTGTGGGTTCGATCCATACATGCACAAGTTGACGGGCAGAACTCGCGCACAGAAGCGGGCGGTTCATTATCTCACCGAAGGCCGAGGTTTTCCGCCTGCCCATGTGCGAGGTGTGGCCAGGCGCTACGATTTGCACTTTGCAATTAGGGGAGATTTTGCCAATCGCATAGTCGTCCCAGTATACGAACAAGGCATATTGCAAACGTACCTTGGTCGGAGCATCTACAAAGACGCGGCACTGAGGTACCGTGCGTTGGATGCTGCCGATTCTGTAAAGCAGGTGAAGGACTGCATTTACAATTTCGACAATGTAAATAGACCCGGCCGTAGGCTTTACATTGTGGAAGGTGCGTTCGATGTTTTCAAAATTGATTTCTACAATTTCAAAGAAGGTGTTTGTGCGGTAGGCCTGTTTAATATGAATGTGGAGTCGGCGCAGCAGGACCTACTCTATGAATTGCGAGATCAATACGACGAGTTTGTTATCGTGCTAGACGGTGGCCAGGTCGCCGAGTCGTTAAAGCTTGAGGCGCAACTAGGTTGGCTGCCCAACTTGCGAATAAAGTATTTGGAGGGTGAAAAGGATCCAGGGGATCTAACACCCAAACAGGCCATTGCATTAGTAAAGGAGGTGACATGAGAGAAGGAATATCGGAGGAAGCATTACGGCAGTTCCACGAGCATTTTGTCAATTCGCCATACATCGGCCGTGCCCAGTTATATAACAAGGAGGATACTGGATTAGGCCACCACAGGTTTTTCTACCTCGGGTACTACGATCTATTCGGAGTAGAGATGCCGGCGTCTGGAAGGAAGCATGGAGTTGAGTTTCAAATATGGCCACTAGCGTGGGTGAAGAAGCACCTACCAAGGATTAATAAACTTGTGGCCGATGCCCTTGCTGGCAAGTACATCCATATACGACACAATATTGAGTTGAAGAAGAGGGCGATCGAAAGTGGCCAACAGTTTTTTACCAAACCGAAACATTACAAGGCGCCGCTTGCTCTTGCGAAAGCGGATAGATTACCAATGCGCGGCCGACACAAAAGGAAAAGAAAGGCGCTCAAAATATAAACCTAAATGGGAAGGCGAGATTGAAGGGTATGTTGTCAAAACTCTGCATAAAAATTTGTGGCGCTTTGTACGAATCATGTCCTTCGAAGATGCATACCAAGAAGCCTACGTAAAGTTTTTAGAGGTGGCGGCCAAGTATAAAGGCCGGGTCGATAATCCGCGTTGGTTTATGTCATTGTACAAACGAGCCTTGGCCAACCGTATTACCGACTTTGCCAATAGCTGCAATCGCATGCGTAGACTTGTCTGCTTTACTGAGATGCAGGACGACTCGGACCCAATACCTTATGAGGAGAAGTTATTGGGCGGCGAGGATACAACCAACCTTCAAATACTATTGGAGGAGGCTCCCGAAGAGGTGCGGCAGGTTCTAACCTTGCTGGCTAATATGGATACGGCCATGCTTGGTGTCATAGCACAAAGTTGGGAGCGGCAGGGAAAGCGTAAGGAGGACGGCAACGAGTTCCTGTGCAGGTTGTTGGGATTTGATTACAGGAAGGTGGACTTGGTCGAGTACACCAGACAATACTTGGAGGAAAACAATGAGTGAGTTACGAGCAGGCATAGCGGTCTGCAAAACGATAACGACTGAGACTGCGCACAGGTTGATGAACTATGTCGGCAAGTGTGCCAGTATACATGGCCACAGTTACAAGTGGGAAGTAACGGCCGCGCTGTTAGACAGAGGTGTGGCAGCAAATGGCATTAGCCTGGACTTCGGAGATTTGAAGGCTGCCATGCGCAAGGTTATTTACGAGCCCTTCGACCATGCCCTTGTGCTGTCGATAGACGACCCGCTTGCGCCTGCTTGCACACCGCCATATTTGATGGCCAACGCTGCGGATGGCACCCCTCAGAAGATTGTTATTTTCCCGTGGAATCCCACGGCCGAGAAGTTTGCAAGCTATGCAGCTATGCAGCTTCAAGAGATTTATGGCAACAATGCCGATCCGGGGTTTGACATATTGCGAGTACGAGTTTGGGAGACTGCAAACTCGTACGGACAATGGACTGTTGGTAGCGAGGAAGATTAGGCCTTCCAACAGCGTATAGATAGACACGTGGGGGCGACCCCTATTTGCAAGACCAACCAGGAGTAGTAGCATGGCAAGAAAGAAAAAAGGTGCAGACACGAAGACAGTGATGGGTGAGATTCTCGCGGCCGTTCCGAAGGTGAAACAGAAGGCCAAGGAGAAGATGCAGGACTTCCTGTTGCGCGTTGTCAAGGCAATAGCGAAGATCGACGAGGAGGAGTGGGACCTGCTGTCTGAGGAAGCGCAGGACTGGTACGACGAGGCGGCCGAGGCTGCGAACGAAGGCGAGGGGTTGCCGGAGTTCCCGGAGGCCGGTGACGAGGAGGACGAGGAAGAAGAAGAAGAAGACGAGGACGAGGACGAGGAAGAAGAAGACGAGGACGAGGACGAGGACGAGGACGAGGAAGAAGACGAGGACGAGGACGAGGACGAGGACGAGGACGAGGACGAGGACGAGGACGAGGACGAGGACGAGGACGAGGACGAGGACGAGGACGAGGCTCTCGAACTGGA